AGTTGGTTCTTCTTCCCAAGTGGGAAAAATCCAAGGGAGCCAGAGCGGAGGTCGCCGTGGCCCAATGGCTAGAAAAACCCTTGCGTCTCTACCCATCTATGGTTAGATTAGACAAAGAAGATGTGTGCGACATTGCCAAGCGTCTTACTTCCTATGATCGCCAGACCGACTACGGAAGCCCGATTGAAGACTTTACCAAACAGGCCAAGATGTGGGGAGCCATCCTTGGAACCAATGTGACCCCGCAACAAATCGCCATGTGCATGATTGCGGTCAAGCTTTCCAGACTCACCAACTCACCCCGTCATCGCGACAGCGTGGCCGATATCTGTGGCTACGCACGGTGTTTAGATCTTTGCAACCAAGCAACCTCTTTATGAAAAAAATAGCAGTCCTCTCGGACTTCCACTGTGGCCACAAAGTAGGGTTAACCCCAAAAGGCTACCTCCCAGAAGAACCAGCCGAAGAGCGGTCACGTTGGGTTAATGCCAATAAAGCCTACTACAACTGGTATAGCCAGAATATCCGCAAAAACGGCCCCTACGATATCATCTTTATCAACGGGGATCTTGTGGACGGCACAGGCAAGAAGTCGGGGGGAACAGAGCAGATCACTACCGATATGGAGGAGCAGTGTGATATGGCGGTAAAAATCATCCGCGAAATCCCGAAATCCAAAAACTGCAAAATTGTTATCACTAGGGGAACTCCCTACCATACAGGGGATTCGGAAGACTGGGAGAACATTATTGCAGAACGTGTAGACGCCGCAATTGGAGAGCATGAGTGGGTGGATGTGGAAGGAGTTGTCTTTGATCTTAAGCACCATCCAGCGGGCTCCAGCGGCATTCCCCATGGTCGGCATAGCGGAGTGGCTAGAGATCGCCTCTGGAACCTCATATGGTCTGAAAAAGAGCTACAGCCCAAGGGGGATGTCTTTATCCGCTCCCATGTCCATTACCACAACTTTGCAGGAGGCCCAGACTGGCTGGCCATCACCACACCAGCCCTACAGGGGTTTGGTTCCCGTTTCGGGGCTAGACGATGCACTGGTATCGTGGACTTTGGATTCTTGATTTTTACAGTCAACAAAGGAACATACACATGGCAACCCATTATAGCAAAACTAGAGGAGCAAAAAGCTCCAATGATAAAATTGTAGTCCCGTCTTGGGATAGCATGTGGGAGTCGTTTGACAACCACAATCAGAAGACCACCGTTGAGGCAATGAACGCCGAAGGATGGAGAACAATCGATCAGGTCACACAAAAGACAGGTCTATCAAGCCCACGAATCTACAACATGGTTCGCGAGGGAAAGTTTGAGACCGTTAAGAAGAAGGTTTTTTACGGAGGAAAAACCAGAGATATTAAGTTTGTTAGGCCCAAATGTTAGCTCAAATCAAACAACTTAAAGTTAACATCGATGACCGTGGATGCTTAACGGAAATATTCCGATTAACCGATGATTCTCACGGATTTGGTCAAGCCTATGTCACAACCTGTACACAAGGAGTTATTAAGGCTTGGCACCGCCATAAAAAACAGGTGGATCGCTGGTATTGTGTAAGTGGAGCGGCAAGGCTTGGTCTATACAATAGTGAATCGGGAGTTAGTCAAACTATCATTCTGTCATCTTCTGTTCCCATGCTTGTGACAATTCCTGCTGGTATTTGGCATGGGTTTACTCCAGCTTGGGGATATCGTGAAGCAGCCATAATTAATATGCCATCTACTCCATACAATATTAAGAATCCCGATGAAGACAGGGTCGGCCCATATGCGTTCAATTATAACTGGAGTCCCGAATCACGATGATTGCTATAGCTACATACGCCACTAAAAAGTATTTCTATTGTTGGAAACAGGTATTGCGCCACATCACCGCAGCAGCCTCCCATCACAAAGAGGCGCACTTTATCTTGGCTACCGATACCAGCAAAGAGGCCAAAGAAGCCTTGGAAATAGCCCGCCATGAACTACCAGAAGGATGGAAGGTGGCATCCATCAATATGGAGGTTGATGACTCAGAAGGAGAAAAATACAAAGAGAAAAGCCAGATTCTAATTGCTGCTCTTCAGGGTGCTGCGTTCGGCCTTGCCCGTAAAATCAGGGCCACTTCTCTATGGAGCGTGGAAAGCGACATGCTGGTTAGCGCCGAAAGCCTGAGAGTGGCGGAGTGGGTGTTACAGATGCCACAGGCAGACGGAACTCCTTATTATGATGTGGCGGCGGTGACCTATCCCAATGGATTGTTCTTGGGGGGATTTGGAAGCCCGCAATCGGCCATTAATGAAGACTTTACCATGGAAGAGCGCAAGGTTCCCGAAAGATTAAAGAATGCATTCAAAGCCTGCGAAGCCCGACTCAAAGAATGCAAAGACAAAAAAGTGGCTGAGAAGGAAATGAAACGCATGGGCAGGCTGCGAGACCGAATCAAAAAATGTCCACCAGATGGTAATATATGGGAGATTACAGCAAAATATGGGTGGAGAAGGAGAGGGTGGATGGACTTTGCCTATCCAGCTATTGGAAGAGGATCGATTGTTCCATCTGATTGGTGCGGACTTGGATGCACTTTGCTGAGTCAGAAAGCTCTCTCTTTAGCCACATTTGAGGGCTATGATGGTCGGGGCACCCAAGACCTCTATCTCTGCTGGCATAGGTGGAATCCAGCAGGAATCCGCATTGCCTGTGTCCCCCATACAGTGTGCGACCATGTGAAGCGCAAACCGTCCGAAGCCCCAGAAGGCACTCCAGACATTATTCATTATAAGGCTCACCATGAGACACAAGGAGAATTTAGGGGCCATTTGCGGTATGATTCCAAGCCTTGGATTAGTTGTTAATCATCTACAATATTTATAAAAGACAGCGGAATTGGCCAAGCTTCTGTGGAAGATTCGCGTTGTTGATTAAGACGGGGGAATCCAATATTACCCCCGCCATGCCAATCTTCAAGAAATTTATACGCAGTAATTTCGGCTCCGTTGTTCCAAGAAATATTTTTCGGATGGCTTAAAAATTCTACTTCCTCTGATCCATGCTCATAATATTTTGTATAAAATCCATCAGCAAGTGTCGCTTCTCCTTTTTGCTTTCCCCCTAAAATATAATGTGATTCTGCAAATGTTTGCGGATTTGCTGATGATATTCTATAAAACGATGTTGACTGGCCAAATGTAGACAAAACTCCAGTTTCTATATTATTTCCAATGGTTGCGGTAAATCTTGATCCATAAAAGCTATATGTCGAATTACTAGATGACCTAGATCCAGTTAATGGTAACACAGCTTGATGTGTATGCTCCGCAAACCTTGGGGCGCGAATTGGCAAAGAATAGCTTCCACCCCCGTTGTCGGAGGAGTTTAATTTGCAGGCATATTCGACGCTATAATGTGTAGAAAGAAATTCAATAGGAAATCCTCTTATATAATCAAGACCCTTTCTTGTTATTTCTAAAAATTGTGGAAGCCTTTCTGTAAAAAGGCCAGATGCTGTTCCTATTGGGTGGTTTGGGTTTGAAAAAGATGAAGATGAAAGATAACCTCCAAATTCTATCAAATCTGTCCATTCTTGTGTTGTTAAAAAAGTTTTCGCAACTTTTGCTGGGTAAAAATTAATTGTTGTTATTTGTGTAACCCATCCTGTTGTTTCTAATGTTTCAAAAAAACCCTGATTAAATGGGGTGAATTCTCTTGTGAACGTCCTTGGAGCATTCGTTGTGTATCTTGTTTCTATCGAACCAGCATGGCTATTTCCACCAACAGAAACAACGGATGGAACAAATGGTGAATTTACACCTCCAAAAGTAGTTGCCCCAGACGTTCCTGTTGTTGATGATATTTTTTCTGTAGATGGATTTGAGTTGGCCAAGTCCCACTGTGTTATTTCATTTTCAATAATAGTGCTTGACGTTTTTGTATAGCCAGTTAGGTTAACAAACGATAAAATATCATATGTTTCTTCAACATTAACGTAGGTTGAAGCGTTGCCAAATGTAACTTCAGAAGTTGCTGGAGCTATGTTTCCGAATCTTGAGTACCTTCTTCTGGTTGTTTGTCCAAGAGTTAAAATTGTTTCAAAAGAAATCGTTTTCCATGTTGGAACATTGACCCAAGAATCAGAAAAAACCGTTGTTGTTGCGGTTCCTTGAGACCACGTTGTTAGCGTTGTAATTGAATTTGCTGTTGTAACCCTGTAATTGGTGTTTGTTGTTGTGGTATTTTTTCCAAGAATTGTTTCCGTTGTTAGTTCATAAGAAAATAATTCATGCGTAGATCTTGACCAATCAGTGTCTACTATTATATCAGAGCATGTTTCGTATCCAGCGGAATCAAAATCTCCGTCCACAATACCAGTATATTTTTCTCCACCAAAAGACACAGACTGTGTTCCGTTTGAATAATTTATAGTATGTGCAAAAGCTTGAATAAATGAAACGGTGTCTCCTATTGTTCCCTCACAGGCAAAACTAAAGTTTTCATCATCATATTTTGTGTGTCCTGAAAGAATTTCACTATTAAACCAATAGCTTTCTTTAAGATCATAAAAATTTCTTGTTATAGTTTCATAAAATGCCACCTCTGTTCCCGATGCCGTTGGAAACGCGCTGAATGTTGTTCTTGTTATTCCACCTTCGTTACTACCTCCAGCCTCTTGATATTCACCAAGAATGTCGCTTTTCTCAACAATCTCTTCCCAAGTTATCATTTGTTATCCGCTTATTTTTACCCAAGTATACCAATTATCATATGGCAAAAGACCAGCCTGTGGGTTGGCCCTATCTGTTGTTATTCTTTTGAGTGCGTTGTATGCCAAATTGTTAAAAACAATTTGAAATATGTTATTATTGATAACAATTCCAAGAAGCACCTTAAATTGGCTTGGTGTCCCCCACTTTACGGGCGACTCTTCTCCAGCGGGTGGGGAATTTTGAACCCCAAGGACAGAAGAAACAATTCTATTAGAGACGGCATTGACTGTTAAAACTACATATATCGTTTGAGAAAAGGAAAACAATTCATCCCAATTTCCAGCAACAACATTATTAATTGTACCCGCATTTACTGTGATCGCGTTCGGCGCGGTAAAGGAAATTTTGAATGGATGGTTTTGTTCTGCTGCTGTTCCAGTTGATTCTTCGGCAACTTCTGGCTTTCTGTTAAGCCGTGCAACATATGGTGTGCTGGGCCAAAGATTGACTGGAGAAAGTGGGGTTGATATAACATCGGTCACAGCCTGCCTAAATGCTGATTGTTGCGATGAGTATTGTGCGGCTTCTGCTTTTATTGTTTCACCAGCAAGCCAGTTTGACACTCTTCCAGTTTGCTCAAATCTTTTTAATTCTCTTTCAAGCTTTCTTCCAAGAGATCCACCCTGATTGGCAATTTCTCTAAGATTTGAATTGCCATATTGAAGCGCGTTTGTGGCAGTTTCTCTTTGTTGTTTTTTTTCTATATTGCGTAACGCTTCGGCTTCTGCCCTCTCCTTAATAGGTGTATTGCGTTCTTTTTCAGATTGTATGCGACCTTCTTCAACAATTCTCTTCCTTTCTCTAGCCGCATCTTCGTTTGTCATGTGAGTCAAGAAAGTATAGAGGCGTCAAAACTAGTAGCGCGGACTAAAAACCATCCAAATTTATATGGCTCGGCAGAGGAACTAATAAGATATTTTCCACTTCTTGGTATATTATTTGGACTTGTTCTTGGTATGCTAAAATTTACATTTACCTCTAATTCGTGTTCAAGCGGAATTTCTATATTTACTTCTGGATGAACAATGGTTGATCCGCCATCTGTTGTTGTGGTTATGGTCTCATAATTCAGTCTTATTGTTTCTGAATCGGCTTCAAGAGTTTCTGATGCGTTAACACTTATTCCCTCTGTCAAGCATGGAGGAATGTTTATTGATATTGGATTCAAAGACACGAGAGATTCTTCGGTGTTTCCTTTTGTCGGAAGATATCCATATCCAATTGGTGTATTATTTACCTGTAATGCTCTTGAAATATATGCTCGTATTTCTTTTTTTTCTGTTTTACCAAAAACTGTGGTTATAAAACTTTTGGGTTTAAACACGGGCCAATTTGCTGATGCGCCGACCTTGCTTCTTATTGCAGATGATGTCAGGCTTTCCTTTTTTAGGAAAAATAAATGAAGTGTTGCTGGAAGATTTTTTCCCCAAATATCTTCAAATTCAACTTCTATTTTAGGAACAATAGAAAGCGTCGAAGAAACAGATCCATCATCTTGTTGTGTTAGTGATTTAAATCCACCACTACCACCAGTTGTATCAAGCTCGCTTACCAAGCTTGATTTTTGTGTTTCAAAAAGAACGCTAACATCTTTAAGAACTCTTGGCAGATCCAAGTCTATAGATGTTGGCATTGTTACGCTAAATGCCGAAAGCGTTGCGTTAAGCTGTGACGAATCATACTCTCTAACAAGATGATGAATATCTCCAAGTCCCTCTCCTTCTACGGTAGATGAATTTGGGATAGATGTGGAAATATATTCTCTAAACGGGATATTAATTCCCCAGTTTTCTTCCAGTCTTTGGCTTTGGACTTCGTTAAAAATATCTTCTCTTTCAACAACCGATTTTTGAACAGTAAAATTTGTCGTTCTTTGTTCCGTTTTTGAATATTCTGTTTCTGATAAAACTGGCTGTTGCGCTTCTTCTTGTTCTACGATCTCCTCTGTTCTGTTTATTGGGGCATTTACGCGAAATTTTTCTGGTATTGTATCTGGCTTTGTTACTGTAAGGGTTTTCGCGTCAAAAACGTCTGGAACCCTGACTTCTGTCTTGATAGTTCTTCCGTCACCAAGCGCCTCAATAGATCCATCGATGAGCAGGGCGTCTGGCTGAATTGATTGGGTTTCGGCGGAAAGCCTAAGAGTGCGAATTGCTACTTGGCCTTGTGGCGTAATAACAGTTTCAGCAAGATCTGTAGATGCGCTAACATCTCTTGTGTTGGTGGAAACACGTTTAACAAATTGTGTAACCTGTTGTTCTGATTTGGAAAACTCTCCAGTGCCCAAGGCAATGTTAAGGTTGATGGCCCCAGCAATTGTTTCTTCAGTGGTTGTGTCCTCCTGTGCTGCGCGGAATTTTTCTGGAGTAAGATCAACCTTTGTTTTTTGAATGGATTTACCATTAAACACTTCTGGCGTATCAACAACACGCTCAACTAAAGATTCGGCGTCATCGCGGGAAACCTCAACAGTCCTAGTTGCCGTAGGATTTGGAGGAACATAATTTAAAGCGGCCTTGCGTTGGGTGGTAACGGTGACTAGTTGGCCCTCGTTGTTGGTAGCTTTACCAACTAGTTGCGGGCCGTCCACTTTGTAGGTCTGAACAATCTTAACTGAAAGAAATTCGTTGTACGGCTCGTAGGAAGTCTGGGTGATGACTCCGTTGACGTTCTCCAGTGCCCCTTCCTCTTCGCCCGTAGGAACGAAGAGTTGGCGGCGTTCTTGAACGGCTCCGCGAGAAGCATCATAAAAATCTCGATCTTTAATTGGGAAGAGGGAATTGCCGTCTTCATCCGTTTTAATCGACCAAGTTTCTTCAATCTCATTTGAAACAATGGCAGAACCATCGCGTCCCTCGTATGAAATTTTCTTTTCTGTGGTCAGGTCGGCTTGTTGGCCCTCATTCTTAACTGCTCGCCGCCTTCCCTGAATTGGGCCCAGATCATCATCATAGCGTGTAAACGGAACCCAAGGGGCAGGCAAGATTTCATAGATATGGGTAACAATCTGATCTCCACTTGCTGGCTGCGCCCCAGTGAATACATGGTTGGGATAACGCTTGGAATCTGGATGCGGGCTAAGATCTTCAGGAACTCTATAGCCAGCGGTTCTTGGGTCACGCTTAATCCCAATTACAGGGTAGTCACGATCATTTGCCGCATAAGAAACAACATATGATCTATCGATAGGAGGATAATCGGCCATGGAATCCCGAAAACTTACTCTAAAAAAGGATGGGCGGCAAGATGATTTTCCGCTTGCAATGGTTAATGATCATGCTAGATTCCAGATTGGAAGGCATTCGTCTTCCTGTTTTCATGTGTGTGGGGCGGGGTCGAGCTAAAAACTCGGCCCCGCTTTTTTTGAACGCTTGACAAGATTGGTTGTCGGATATAACGAACACATCTACCTATATGGCATATCAATCCAACCAACCCAAAGCACCAGTCCTATCACATTTCACCTTGGCTAAAAACGGGCCGAAGCTCGTAGTCATTAAATCAGCCCCAAAGTGGGTCAAAAATAATTCATTGTGCGTTATCGAATTGATTGTTGATGGCGTGGCCCATGTGTATTTCACTGAAAACAAAGACATTGCGTCGAAGTTCCAGCAATATGTGGGTAAGTCCGTAGTGCTGATTGCCTCTGGCAACTCCAAGCAGAAGACCGATTCCATGGAGATTCAGCCCGCTGGGGTTCCTGCTTCCAGTCTGCCCGCAGTCCAAAGCGCCCCGCAACAAGCCCAGAAGCCCGTAGAACAGGTTATTACGGCCCCAGTCCACAGGGACAAAGAAGCTAAGCAATTCCTTTGTCAGGCGGCAAACCTGATGCGTCTGTGCGTCAAGAAGGCCAACGACATTGCGGTAGAACTAAACCTTCCCGAACAGCACCGTCAGGGAATTGCGACCACCCTTTTCATTCAGGCAGATCGCCAAGGCCATATTTCAGCCATGCCAATTACAGCTTACACCCCCGAACAATTGGGCTTCGGGTCAAGCAAGGCCGAATCCCTGAATAGTCCACAAGCGAATGACTAACTATGGAGGATGCGGGGATTCCAGACGAAACCACGGCATCGAAATTCTGTCGCATGATAAGGGATCATTCCTCGTTCAAAGTCGGACGAATCGCGAAGACTACTACATGGTGGAATTCGCTACCGATGAAGTCGGGGATATCACAGGGTGTTCCTGCACTTGTCCAAGCTATCAATTCCGCAAAGGGTGCTTCCACATCCGATACCTCTGTAAACTCTTGGGCGTCGAAACGCCGAAACCAACAAACAACCAACTAATAGCAGCATAATATATGAAGAAGTCAGCACAACAAAAGAAGGTCAACAAAGTCATGGGGGAATACGGTAAGGGCAAACTTAAAAGTGGCTCTGGCAAAAAGGTTACCAGCCAGAAGCAGGCCGTAGCTATCGCGATGAGCGAGGCTGGTATGAGCAAGAAGAAAAAGAAACGCTAAGTCTACAATCACACTGGGGTATATGCCTACTATTACTAACATATTCGGACTACCCCAGCCCTTTGTGGATTTGGTGAGCGAGTCCAGCTATTCGGCTGGCGAGGCTGATATCACAACCACCAGCCTATTCCAGCCCCCAAAGATTCGGGAGTTGATGAAGCGCCATGGAGACAAGGTTACTGAGGATGCTTCAGATCGCGTATGGACAATGCTTGGAACAGCCAACCACTACGTTCTGGAACAGATTGCCAAGCGCAACCCCGAACGCTACGTCTGCGAGGAGAGGTTCTATATGGATGTTGAAGGGGTGAAGCTTGGTGGCCAGATCGATCTCTATGACAAGCAGGAGCAAGTCCTTTATGACTATAAGGTAAGCGGCGTATACAAGGCTATGAGCGATGATCGCTTTGAGTGGACGGCGCAGGCGGCAGTCAATCGACTCCTACTGGAACACAACGGATATCCAGTAAAACGCGCAGCCATCATCTTAGTAATGAAAGATTGGAGGATGCGGGACTCCAAGATCAAGGCCGACTATCCGAAGTGTGCAATTGTGGAAATCAAGCTGGATGCATGGAAGCCTGAAGAAACGTTTGCATATATCAAAAGCCGCATTACACTCCATCAGCAAGCAAAAGACCTTTCCGATGACCAGATCCCGATCTGCACACCTGAAGAGCGGTGGGAAAAACCCACCATCTACGCCGTCCTCCCGAAAGAAGGAGCGAAACGTGCCGTTAATGGAGGGCTGTACGAATCTGAATCTGAGGCTAAAGAACACGCAAAAAGAATTTCTGGTGCCGTCGAGAGACGGGATGGGAGTTGTGCGCGGTGTTTGGACTACTGTCGAGTGCGCCAGTTCTGCCAATTCGGAAGAAATCTAAAAGTATGAACAAAGAAATAGTAGTCGCAGCACATAACGAAATTATTAATTGGATCCCAGAACACTGGAAAAATATAACTACCATTTATAGGTGTGGAGCCCCAGAAAACAACATCACTAATAAAATTCAAAACCGAAACAGACACCACGATCAAAATGACTTTTATGGGAAAATTGATCAACTGAGAGAATTGTATTATTTATTTAAAGAAGTTACTGAAATATTCCAAGAAAACCCAACTTCATACGCACCCAACATTTTAACAAAAACAAAAAACACTGAAAATTGTCCTAAACTAAGGGAATCTAATCAATGGTTAAATCATATTACTTCTCGTTACAATTGTTTGGCAGATATAACATTCTTTTTACAAGGATGTCCGTTCGATCATTGCAAAGAAATCATTGATTTGGTTGATTCAATTCAAAATGTTTCATTTTCATGTTTGCCGTATAAGGATGCTGGAAAAAACAATGAATCAATGGTTAATAATTTTTGGGAAAAAATAAACGATGGAGTTGTTCCAGAAAAAGTTTGTTGGGCTGCTGGCGCACAATTTGTAGCACATAAAAAAACTATACTTTCAAAACCAATAGAATGGTATAAAAAGATTCAACAAGAAGGACTTAAAACTGATAGAAGTGGGGAAATCCTTGAAAGAACTTGGTGGAATGTTTTAGGAGAACCAGAAATAACTAAACTATGAAAAAGAAATTCAGCAAAACAGTGACCAATCCCGATACGGGGCGTAAAAAAACTGTGAAATACGGAGAGAAGGGCAGCAAGATTGGCCCTATCGGTAGCCCCCGCGCCGATGCCTACTGCGCCCGTAGTAACAAAATCAAGGGTGATTGGCGAAGCGACCCAAACTCACCGAACAAACTTTCCCGCAAAAAATGGGGATGTAGCGGAAGCAAATCAGTTAAGAAAGGAAAATAATACTATGAAGAAAAAAGGACTATACGATAATATCAACGCAAGAAAGAAGTCTGGCACTAGCCGCCCGAAATCCAAATCTACTATTGACCCCAAGGTCTACAAGAAGATGAAGAGCAAAAAGGGTGGGTTCAAAGAGAAATGAAACCACACCCAGACGATAGTATCTTCAAGGTCAAAGATTTTATCAACGAACTCTCAAGGGTTCAGGATTCTTACTTTGAGTCATTGTGCTTTGAGCTTGGTTTAGATGGAGAAGATAAACTCCGAGATTATCTATTCGACTATATCTATAACGAAACGGAGATGATAACCTTCGGAGAATATCTAGACGAACTTGGTCAGGGAGATCTTTGGGACGGGCTGTGACCCTAAACATCTTTACTATTATCCTTGATGGTTCTCCGTGGATCGGGGCGCAGTTTGCCGAACTCTGCCGATTAAAGGATACCGACTGGCATTGGTCGATTGTTGAGGGGGCGGCGATGCCGCAGAAGGATACGGCTTGGATGGGGAACCAGACAGGGAAGGTCTCCCATGATGGCACTTATCAGTTCCTGCAAGCCTTGGCCACTCATCCCCGAATCACTGTTAATTCCAAAGCGGAATGGGGTGGGAAGACGGAGATGATCAATGCAGCGTTGACCGCATTTAAGAAAGATGGGGTTTTGCTTCAAATGGATAGTGATGAGTTGTGGACTGAGGAACAAATGCGGAGATTAATCGAGCTATTCGTCGCAAACCCCGAAGCAAATACCGCTCAGTTTGAAATGGATTACATGCTTGGGCCCAACGTAATATCCACATCCACAGATGGTTATGGGAATAGAGCCAATGAGTGGATTCGGGCTTGGCGCTACAGTGTTGGACTCTGGATGGAGCGGCATGAACCACCGATCTTTAATGGAAATAGGGGCAAGCCACTGGATCGCAAGGCAACATCCTCAACAGTTGGCAGCATTCTCCACATGGCATGGGTGACCCCTCAACAGGTGGCTCAGAAACAACGTATATACAAAGGTGGATACGAGAACGCCTGCGAAGACTGGGACAGGTTGCAGAAGAATAGCGAGTGGCCTGTTAAGGATCTTAAACAGTTTTTGCCATGGGTAGGAATCGGGGCTTCGGCAGATTTACTTTTCAAGGAATAATCTGCTATTGACCTTCTAGAGAGAGCATGGTAACTTCGCGGGCAAAATGTCCTCATTAAGTCTAGGTCTCGCTTGCGAGAGAATCCCCACATCAGTAAAACCAGTTGCCGATCCTCCCGATCTGGCGGGTTTTGATGCAGAGGCAGAACTCCGCAACAACATCAACCGCTTCTGTGAGCGGGTGCATTCGGAAGGGAAATGGGTCGGCACCTTGGTTCAGGCCATGATCACGGCCTACGAGGACGCCAACGACAACAAGTTTATTACATTACCCCGTCATCTGGAGACCTGTATTCGGGCTGGTAAGGCGGGATATAAGACTTCAGCAGTCCAGAGTGAGTGGTACCAGTATCTTCCTCAAGGGCGCGGCATCCGTAAGGCGGATGAGAAATACTATGGCCCGATTCAAGACATGGGCGAGGGGTTTGTAACCTTTCGGGACATTGAGACGCCGTCCCAACTTACCCTATCAAGCAGCGAAACAGAGTGTGCAGGAAGCTATATCTGGATTCGCGGAAAGGACTCAAATGGGAATAAAATTTATTCTACGGTGGATGGAGAACGAGTGGAGGGAATTCGTCTTGACCTTGGAGACGGAACCCAAACCACAGCCCAGACATTTGCGGAGATCTATTCTGTCGAGAAAACCCCTACAACGGGCGTTGTCTCTCTATCGGCTGGGGCAACTACCTTGGCGAAGTATGAGGCGGGTGAGCGGGTAATTAGCTACCGCCGCTATCTGGTAGATCGCAATTGGGACGCCGTCCAAGGCATCTTCAAGCGCAAGCATTGTTGGGCTATTAGCGACAATGATCCGCTTTATCCTGATTCTCTGGAAGCTATTAAGCTGGGCCTCATGGCCCTGAACGCCGAAGAGAAGGCTGATGTTGAGCGCGGACAATATTACATGGACAGAGCAATTTTGCTTCTCAACGCAGAACTAAAAGAGTATAACGCAGGGCAAGAAGGGGTTATGCAAATCGCTCCTTGGCTTACCCGCCGACTCGTAAACATGACTTAATATGACTGAAGAAGAACGCAGGAGAATGGCCTCTAGTGCCGTTCCTAAATTTCCAGAAGGACAGCCAACCGCATCTGTTCGCGATTGGTCTCAAAACCCCGCAGTTGCGGCAGCAATGAAAACTGGAAATGTTGCTGATATTGAAAAAGCCACAATGGCCGCAAGAGATGCGTTTCGCGCTGGAGGAACGTGGGCAGAGGGTGCAAGACAGGTTCCGCTAAATCCCACACCAGCATTGCAGCAAAGAACCCCAGAACAGCAACAAGATTTGTTGGCACAAATGAGAGAACGTGGTGCGGCTATTGGCCAACGACTTGAACAAGAATCAATTCAACGTGGATATGCATTCCGTCAGGGATTGGCAGAGTCAGAAACACAGCGAGCTTTGACTCCTTCTTTTGGATCAACTGTTGGTCGCGAAGGAATTATGCGTGGAGCGCAAGCTACGGCTGAAGCCGAGCGATGGAGGTTGGCTCAAGCTGGTCGCGCCCCCATGAGTCAGGAACCAATTTCTGCTATGGGTCTTCAGTTTCGTCGCGGATCTATGGGGCAATATACTCCAGTTCGTGGACTTGGTGGCGGGCCGCAGCCACAACAAGGCATGGCAACAGCGCCTACAACACCATCTACTCCAACTGCAAGTCTTGCTCCAATAATTCCTGAAAGATCATTGGGATTGACGGCTGAAAGCCCGCTTGCATTTACTCCGTTTGGAAGAACTATCGGTGAGTCGGCGTTCAGGACTCCAGAAATTCCCCCAGTTGTTAGATCTCCGCTTCCTAGAAATATTGCATCATCGATTAGATCTCCTCTTGGTGTTCCTAGATTTCCTTATTTGACGGCTTAATTTATGGCTGAACCAATTCAATTTCCGCAGTCTGGACAAGGAGCCATATTAACTCCTTCAACCTTGGTTTCTCCCGATTTGCCAGAAGAGTGGGGTGGGCGACCCGCAGGAACATCCCGTAGAGCCATCCGAATGCAAGAAGATTGGGATAAGCGCAGAGCCGCAATGCTAGAAGAGCAGCAAACCTCACAACAGATGGATGCACAGCGCAGGCAATTAGCTCTTCAAGAGCGGGATCAATTTATTCAAGATTCAGAATACAATCGCAAACTAAAAGAATACGAAGCGGAACAAGATATCAGGGGGCAGGCAGAAATGGAATCAAACAACATCCTTGATTGGCTAGGAGGCCGCGCTGTTGATAATCAAGGAAATCCCATTGCCAAACCAGACCCCAAAACTCCAGAATTTCAAACTGAATTTCTTCGCAGGCTTTCTGAAAATCCCCTTGGTGCAGAATTGAATAAGGGAATTGTAGATCAATACATGGGCGCTAACAAAACCTATTTGGACGCCCAGCAAACCAAGCAAAGAGAAGAAGCCGCACTTCTGCGTGAAGAGAGGATGCTTGGTCGCCAATTGGCAGCAGAAGAAAGGGCCAAGGGCAGACAAATTGAAGCAGAAGAGAGGGCGCAAACACGCGCAGAAAAAAAAGCGGAAGAGTCACAAATAATTGGAATAGATAAGGATATTCGCAGAGAAGAGCTTGCATTGGAAGATGTTGCGGCAAATCTTGGATTACAACGAGATCAGTCTGGAAGATTTAATATTGGCGGGCTTTCTGATACTCAGAAAAAAACATTTAGGGCGGCTGAGAATCGCGTTAGACTTTTGGAGCAAGACAGGGCACAATTGCAGGGATTTATGTTTGATACAGAGGCAGATGCCCAAGCGGCAATTGAGGCCAAAACAGTTCCCAAGGGAGCTATTATATTTATTAATGGCAAAAAAGCTATCAACCGATAATGCCGATAGAATATCTAGATGATATCGAAGAGGATATTACAGAAGCGGCGGACACTACTCCTGTAGAGCAACCGCCCGTGGCTGGCATTTCTGAGCCAGTCGCACCAGAACCCTCTGGAGAGTTTGGCGGAAGGATTGAATACATCGAAGAAGAGCCTCTAGAAATAGAGCCTCCAAGAGATAATAGCTGGGACACACTCCGAGGTTTTGAGGTTTCGATGCGGCAAGTTCCGCAGTTGGCTTACGGGGTTGCGGGGTTGGTCGGTGAAACCGCAGAACAGCTTACAGGTTACGGAGAAAGTCTTCGGGATTTTGGATTCAAGGGATACCAAGATTGGGCGCAAAGCATGGAGCCAATCTCCAAGGAAACTGACGATGTTACGGTGGCTTGGCAACGCGCAAAAGAAGGAGATGTTGGGGCTTTGGTGGATTGGGCACAATATGGAATTGGCTACGCTCTTGGACAGCTTGGAGAGACGGCGGCGGTTGCTGTATTGGGCGGGGTCGCTGGTGGTGCAGCGGGTGCGGCTGGTGGCCCAACAGCCGTTCCAGCGGCGGCGGGTGGCGCAGTAGCAGCGGCGGCTGGAAAACAAGGATTCAAGGCTCTTGCCCAAAATCTTGTTGAGAAGGCCATTGCCAATCAGGCAACCAAGATTGTCACCAAACAAGCCCAAAAAGAAGGCGTTGAACTAACCGCCGAGCAATTAGCCAAACGTGCATCCCAAGAAGCCGTTAAGCGTCAGGCTGGAAAAGAGATTGGATCAAATGCCGCCATTTTTGCCAATGCTGTCGGTATGCAACTTGGTTCTATTTACGGATCTGCCGAGGAACAGGCGCGAGCAGAGGGACGGGAACTTACGGGAGTTGACTTGGCTCGCATATGGGGAACTGGCGTTGCCACTGGCGGTATAGAAGGCGTTGTTGATAAATTTGGTTTGGATCTTTTGAAGGGCAAGCTTTCGGACAAACTTCCTGCTGGCAGGTTGGCTGGAGCAGCGGTGGCTGGCGGTATCGGAACTGTTGGTGAGGCGGCAACCGAAGCCGTTCAAACCGTTGGAGAGCGTTTTGGTGCAGGAAAAGATATCCTTAGTGATGAGGCTATCAATGAATACATCAATGCTTCCGCCTTGGGAGGTTTGGGTGGCGGGGCTATTGGTGGAGTTGGTGGATTTATCTCTGGCAACCCCAAGGAAAACGCCGCAGCCAAAGCCAAAGTATCCTCTGAGGCAAATAAAGAGATTGCTCCCGCAAGCGCCGAAACCGTAGCCCGACAAGCCGATGCCGTCATTGCTGAGACAGTTCAAGAAACCCCCGAACAGCGAGTGGCCCGTCTCCAAGAAGAAGCTACCGCAGCAGCAGGAATAGAACTAGAAGAAGAAGCTCCTGTTTCGGGGTTGCCCCCACAACCCGTCACCACGCCCGTAGAACCCACAGCAGAAGGCGAGGTAGCCCCTGTAGAGCCAGTAGTTGAGCCAGCAGTAGCAGAGCCGCAGCCTGTCGCAGAAGTCGCGCCAGCAGACCAGCCATCGCCAAATCTTGCGCCCCGCGCCGAAGCAGCAGTGGAGGCACGGCCAGTCCGCCAAGAGGGCGAACCTATTGGAGACTTTCGCAATCGGAAGGATGCATGGGATGAACAATATGGCACAGATCGTCGCGGCGGGCGAACCCACAATGATGATGGAACTCCGTATCAGCCAACCGTTTTTGACGAAACAATATCACAGGTAAATGCGTCTGGTGTCATTGGCACAGATGAGGATGCGATGTCTGCCGCTATTGGAACAAGATCCGAACTGGAGGCTGGCAATGCCGTCAAGGATCTTGTGAATGCTGGATGGGTGTGGGATGCGGCACAAAACCGCATGGTCAACCCACAAAATCCCGAACAAAGACCCAGCGATGGACTCGTAGAAGCTAGGCAGGCACCAGCCCCTGTAACGCCAACTGCCCCCGCAGTGACTCCTCCCGCCGAGGTGGCTCCTGTTCCACAATTAGCACCAATAGAAGTAGAACCGCAAGTTGCCGCACAAAAAGCTATCGATGCCTCTAGACTTTCTGGAAGCACATTAGGCATGGACAGGGCCAATCAAGGAGTCGAACAGGCAAGAGAGGTTGCTTATGATGCGAAGAGAGAAGCATCACTTCCAAAAACACCGATTGATATTGCAATTCAAACATGGGAGGTGGCTGGTAATGAAACAAAATATGGAGAACCAAAATTTGCTTCTGGGGAGTTGGGCTTTGCTGTTTCAGGTGGGTACGATAAATCCACAAATGAAGTAAAACTTAGTAACAACCCAAGAGAATTTAGCTCCACTTCTGGAGACTCAGCGTTGACCCCAAGATCTGTTGTGCGCCACGAACTTGGACATTGGGCATTGTTTAATGCGGCAGACAACGACTTGGTTCGTCGCCTGTTTGAGTGGGCTGACACCGCTGACAAAACTGGAATACTTAATCCTTGGCATGGAGGAAAAGCTGGAGTTGCTTATCCTAAAACAAAATTCGATTCACGCGATGAATTGGTTTCTGAAGCATATTCCATATGGAAATCTGGAGGGAGTGTTCCAAATAATGTTATCCCGCTCTTACAGGATCTGGACGCACTTATTCCAACCAATCTTCAAAATGAGGCATTGCAATTTGCAGATTCTCATTCAGAAAAACTTGGTGAACGCCCATCTGCTTCTCAGGTATTAAACGCGGATCGTCTACGCCGAGTAGTAAGAGCAGAACAAGCCCCAGAAGACGTTCCTTCCTTGGTGGATGCGGGGTTGGTCGAGGTGTATAAAGATCAACCAGTGCTTACCGAGGCAGGGATTGCCCAGTTGCCCGAAGCAGAACGCCCAAGGCTGAACCCCGAAGCCCGAAAGATCCAGATCGACACAGGATCAAACGAAGTAGTAGCCGAAGCCATCGCGAAAAATCTTCGTATCGGGGTCGATCAGGTTGGAACTGGTGTGCGTATGCCCGCAGGCTGGACTCTGGTAGAGGATATCTATGTGCCGCCAGCCCCGCAGGAAGTTGTCCCAGAAGCGCCTGTTGCGCCAAAAGTTGAGCCAGAAGCCACTGAAGAAGAGCCAGCCAAAGTAGATCCTATCGACACGTTTAAGGGTGGTATTCGGGATTCGGGATTTAAATATCTAACATATTCAGATTTCAGAAGGGAAAACAAAACCCAAGACTGGGAAAAAGAAGGTGGGGTAACAATAGACGAAAGCTACTATCCTACGGCAGTTGTTGGCGATACCAGAGTAGCATTCGGAACCAACGGACTCTATGTATTCAAAAATCAAGTAAAAGAGCTTTACGAGTCCGATGTTGATGAAAACGGAAACACAATATTTACCATCCAGAGAATCGTTACCCCTGAAGACAAGCGTGGACAGGGGAGTGCGAGTAAGGCGCTGACCCAGATCACAGATGCGGCGGACAAGGCTGGCCTAACACTCCAGCTTCAGCCCGCAGTAATCAGCACACTTGTCGGCAAAGGCGGCAAGGCTCTCAACGCAAAGCAACTTGTGGATTGGTATAAACGAAATGGATTTGTCCAGAAGTTTGATGGCAGCGATGCCGTCCTTATCAGAAAACCAGTGACTTCAGCGGTTCCAGAGGTGATTCCGCCAAGACCAGCAGATGTGGAGCCAGAACCCGCCGCAGAACAAGAGCTTCAATCCGTTGTCGATAAGTATCAAACATCCGAACCAACCGCTAGGATGATACTTGCCAACCTTAATTTTGAAGCCAAAGAGGCTGGAGTTATTCCAGACGGGTGGGTTGTTGAAACAATAGGTGGTATAAAGACGGCACTTTCTCCCGTGTTTCAAAAAACAAGACGGGACATTCAAGTTGCAATTAGAAAATTTACAATACGTGAAAGAGGTGCATTGAGTGCTAGATTTTTCAAGGAAGGATGGATTAATGAAGACCAAAGCAAGGAATATCTCCGTGAAGCAATTAGCCAAAGCTCTCAAGAGCGGGTCACAGCCGCCGAAGCCGAGGCGAACGAGAGATTCGACGCTCTTGTTGAAAGAATTGTCGGAGAAAACAGAGCAAACATTTCAAGTGTTGTCGGAGAAGTATCAAAGCCGACAATTGATCTTGAGGCAGAAGAACAAGCCAGAGCAGAAAAGCCATCAGTATCTCCATCAGAAGTATTAGATCCGAATGAAATAGAGTTCATGTCGGCAAGACAGGCTTTGAAAAAGCTTGCCGAATCCAATGTGATTAGTTTCAGCGATAGTGGAGCCAGCGGAAAAGCGCGGTGGAGATATACTGGAAAAATGGTAAAGCCTCAATATGTGAGGCTTCAAGAAGCGGCCTCTGTTCTTGCAAAAACTAATCTTCGCACCCTTGATGCCGAAAGAATAAACATCAGTGGAGATAAAAGCGGGAGAGCAAACAGAGCCTACGCTGGAGATATATTTATACCAAGAACAGAGGGCAGTGATAGACGCACTGCATATCTTGAACCATGGGTTTTGTTGCATGAGGTTGGGCACACCCTTACGTCTGATGCATTTCAGAAATATGTTCCAGATAAGGGATTGATTGGTGCTGATTATTACAAACAGCTTAAAGACACACTAAAGAACAAGAAGGTTCCAAGAGAAGTAAGGCGGGCTATCACGCTTTACATAGACACAATCAAAGCACTTGGATTTGAAAAAGAATATTTCAAAAAGGGAGGACTTGCCAGCAACAACGCTGATCGCGGATTGAGGAACGCAGCAGCAAGAACGTCAAATAAATTAATCAATCCGTTTACTGGAAATGAAATAACACGGGATGACATGTATGCGCTTGCCGACATGCATGAGTTTTACGCGCAAGCTTGGAATAGCGAGTCCTTCCAAGACATTCTCAAGCAGATCAAGGTTGAGCCACAAAGAAGTGCATTCCAAAAGTTTGTAGAGATCGTCAAAGACATTTTTGGATTTGAGTCGGACACAATGGCATATGCCGTGATCGATACCTCTCTCAGACTTGCCTCGCTTGAAGCACCAACAGACACTGGAGCTACTATTGAAAGCAGGATTAAAACGCAAAAAGAATTTCGCGCCGTCAAGGAGTTGCCGCGAACAAAAATGCGTTGGACGAATTTTGGCAACGGAAAATACGGAGGAGACCGAGTCAAAATGTCCAGAAACAAGTTTGTAAAACTTGGATATGATATGGCCCATTTTACAATCACCAAAGGATACAAGGGTGTTTTCGGCGGTGGTGGTAATCAATGGTCTGTGCGTGTTTCCATAGAAGAGTTTTACAGCAAGGGTAAAAAAGCTAACCAGCTTTTGCCGCAGACTGAAATTTTTGTAAGGACATTTGATAGCAAGGCCACAGCCGAAGAATTTGCTGAAAGGCTTGCGTCTGATGTCAATGGGATGGTTAATGAAAAATACGGAGCCTTGAAGAAAGGGGCACCACAACCACCGACTACTCGCGGAAAGCCCGCTCCAAGACCAAGATTTGCCCCCGCCCCCGAAGTAAGAGAATCCCGCAGAGAAGACGCCATCCCCACCTTCTCCGAGGGAAGCCCCGAAGCCACAACCCTTTCTACTATGGCAGCAGCAATGGCCAAAGTGGATGGCGCATCCGAGGCCAAGCCAAACCCCGAAAACAAACCCACCTACAAGATCAGCGAGATAGCCTCCGTCTGGATGGATCAGGGTGGAGATGTTCGCCAACTCCAAGACCTTATCTCAGAGAATACCAATCTTACCCCAACCAATGCAGCGAAGGTGGCCAATGCCATTGCCAAGCAATACGATATCCAGCAGTCCATTGCTACGGCCTTCATCGAAACCCAAACGGGATTGTCTGTTGAGGCACTACCCGAAGGTGTAACCCTTCCCAAGGAGGTTGACCCTGATCGTCCGCGCCCCGTCATGCAACGCCTTTTTGATGTATTTATGGGTGTGCGCGTTAAACCAGTTAAGATTACTGGTGATGAAAAGGCATTGCTTAAAAGTCAAATTCGTCTAAAGGCCGCAGCCAATCGTGCGGCAAAACAGGAGCAGCAACGCACCGCAGACGAGGTTGTTGAGATTATCAAATCCATGGAGCTTCGCGGCCCCGTTCGTCCGAAACAAGCCCAAGCCCTTGCCAAACGTGCAGCCAAAGTCATTTGGACTAGCGAGAAGTCCATGGAGAGCTTTGTCGAATACGCTGCCAAGGTGGTAGAGAACGCCAACTATGATGCCGATCTTCGCGAGGCCAAGGCAGCACAGAAACGCGCCAAGGAACTTTCCAAACAGAAGAGAGTCGCTATGAGTCCGCAGCGCCTGATCTTGCAACAAATCGGAAATGTCGCAGTTAACAAGCTGGATGATCCGCGCATGTTTGCCGAGATGATCAACTACTACTTGCGTGGATTCAAGGATGTGCGTTCTCCTGATTATGTAGTTGTTCCTGATGAAGAAATCACGGGCTACATTTCTCAACTTGAAACAGAGTCTGTTAAGGATCAAGCCGAGGTAGAGCGCGAGACCAACGAAAGGCTTGCCCGCAAATACGACCTTGATCCAAATACTATTCCAGAGTTGATGAGCCTTATCAACATCATTGAAGAGATTGAAGGCAGGGAGAATCGCGAAGCCTTGGAGTCCATCCTTACAGACAAAGCAATCGAAACCCAAGACGGGTTGCGCGGCTACGACACAACCGCGCTTACCAACACTCAAAAGAAATTGGTCGAGTCAATGCTTGGTGTGGATCTCAAATCCATCAATAACCAAGAGAAGCAAATGTTTATTCGTATTGCCAACAATATGATTTACAACAATCAGACCAATGGCGCGGAATACTTTGTGGCTACAGCCAAGGGTCAGCAGAACGCTCGCAAGGCGGCACAGGATTCAAAAATGATCCAACGCAACAAGGCTTGGATTCCTCTTATTCCTTCATTCGGATCTTTGAAACTTCAGGAAACCCTTCGCAACTTCTCTTTGGAATTGCAATCGGTAGCCGACACCTTCCGCAACGTCTTCGGAAAAGACTTCATGGCCAAGGCTTACGAGATGATGGGCATGTTGGATTTGAACGAGGGATTCACCAAGGCCAATAACACCATTGATGAAATACAAGATCTGATGGCAGAGTTCCACCAAGGCAACGAAAAGACATACGGTGACGCAGCCCGCAATCAAGACGGCATTCTTTCTGAAGGTGTGGCTGGATTCTTGATCCAAGAATTTCCGTTCAAGGATGAAGCAACTTCAATTCAGCAACGCCGAAACCTGATCAATGAATATATCGCCAATGCCCGTGAGTCGCGCCAAAAAGACCGTGTGGCTATGGCAGATCGCGTTGAGGCAATCCTAAACAAAGTTGATGGGGCTTCTGTTCAAGAGATCTTGAACAACATGAAGCGCGAATACCGCCCGAACTATGATTCTCTCATGTGGTATAAGGATGTTCTGTTCCCGAAATACAAAGACTTCCTCAAGCAGTTTGACGAGAACTTCAACGATCAGGCCAATAACTACGATAGCCCCAACTATCTTCCGATTGCCTTCACTTCGGCTGGCCCAGCCTTGGCACTTGGCCCCGAAGACGTAAGTATTGCCAACTCAATTTCTCTCCAGCCCAAACAGTCGGTCTATACGATCAAGCGTCAGGATTACACCACGCTTCCAAAAGACAAGGACGGCAACCCTAAAGAAATTGAATTCAATCTTCGTCGCACCGCATTCAATAGCCTGTCAGACCAGATCAATAAGGCTTACACCAACCCTGCTTGGCAGCAGATTTTTGCGTTTATGAAGACGCCAGAATCCATTGAGTTCTTTGGGGACAAAGCTAATCGTGATTTCTTTGTAGATCGCCTCAATAGGTTGCGAGCTTCCAGAGCAAGGCGTGGATCGGTAAGTGGAGGAGCTTTGGAAAAAGCACTTGATTCTTTCAGTATTATCTCCAGAAAGCTTGGCACTGGCATCGCGCTTGGTGGTGTATTCCAATGGATTAAGCAGCCCCCAGACCAGCTTCTTACGGCACTTGGAAGCGGAGGACGAGCAGATCTTCTGGCTAAAAACATTGCTCCATCTACACAGAAAGCGGCTAGAGAACTATTAAATCAGTTTTCGATTGGAAGGCGCGGCGACTCATCTGCTGGTTATAAATACATTAACCAGATGGAGGGCCATCAAAGCCGCATGGAGCGTTATTTCTCAGAAAGTAAATGGGAGCAGGCCAAGGAACAAGGCGGAAAGATTGCTGATGTTTGGATGGTGGCTCTGAAGAAATCCGATTTCATTTCGGCCTCTGCTGCATGGATGACTTACTACGAAGGAGAGTTAAACAAGAACGACATCAAGATTGATGATTGGGCCAAGGAAGCCGAGCTTGTCAAAACCGATCCTGTCAGACGTCAAGCGGCAGCGTATGCCGAGCAGATGACCGACATCTATCAGGGTTCTAGCGACCCGACATCCATGGCAACATTTGCCCAGAGCGGTAAAACTGGATGGGAGAACTTCACCAAGGCTTTGCTTGTTCCGTTCAACTCATTTGCCATCCAGCAACGCATGAGGCTTTACTCTGATGCCAGAGACGCACTTAATGGAACCAGTGGCGGCAAGGGAGGACTAGCTGGAACCATTGGTGGCCTTATCCTTTTCCATACCACAAAACGATTTGTTCTTCCTGTTATTTCTGGAGGAACCGCAGCCATTCTTTACGGAATGCTGGGAGTTGACATGGAAGAGCCAGACGAAGAGAAGCAGAAAGAGATGGCCGACAGGAACTGGCGTCAGTTCTTGGCCGACATTACTGGCAACTTGCTGGTTGGCGGAACCCCGCAGCTTGTTGAAAATAGGACGATTGAAGCCTTTAACTATGCTTCTTACATGGTTGGTTTACAGCTTGAGAGCGAAACTGTCATGGATGAAAACGGAGAGATTATGTCATTTGACAAGTATTCCAAAGAGCGTTCTCCATTCTATCGCTACAAGTCTTACGATAACGCCATGAGTCTTGGCATGTTTGATATCGGATTTGATCAAGCAAAAGAAACAGCCCTTCAAACCAAGATGCTGATGGATCGGGACGAGATGGAAATGTATACTCCAGAAGAACAGCGACTGCTTTACTTCTCCGCCCTTTCAGAATGGCTCTATCTCATGCGCCTCAATGACACAGACTTCGCTCGCATTGTGAAAAAGGCCCGCCGCGATATGATCAAAGCAGCCGAAGAACGCGAGAAGGAATTGGCCCGTATCCGCGCTGGACGCTAGATCAGTCCGCGCTTCTTAGCCTCGTCCAATTCTTCCTGAGTCCATTGCTGGGCATACCAGACTTGGCTATCCCAAGGTAGCGGTCTCATGCGGTCAACTCCGAAAGAAAGCCTTCCGTAGTTGTTGGGGCTATTCTCTTCTAGCTTCACAAACTTGTCCTCTGGTAACATATCCTTATCATGGGGGAGGAATAAGTAGCCCCGCAAGAAATCCAGAATGAAACTATGGCGGATTAGGAAGGTTGATTGGGCGCAATTCATCCAAGGCGCGGCATCCATCTTTGCCCCAAAGACCATGCCCTTGTCACCAAGATCCTCGTACATCTTTTCAGGAACCCACCCGAACCACAGGCAATCAGCTTCTTTGTAAATGAAATCTCTACCACAGTTGTAGGCAATCATAGCCAGCGCACAGACAGAGGCCGACCAGCCACACAACCCTTCGCGATCTTCTTTGATTAGGTCTCCGACATGGCCCACGTTATTATCCAAAAAGATATCCCCCTCCAATCCACTACTGTAGTCCGTGGACATGATATAGTAGTTGTTGGAATACCCTTCGGTGTTAGCTTTCCAAACCCCAAGCATCATCTCGTCCCAATCGCAGCGACGATGGTAGCCCGAACCAATGATGTAATTCATTTCTTGCGGTAGATAGATAGGGTGGGCTTTATCCAACGTGCCGTAGCAATAGACCTCAAATCCCGCGAGAAGTCTTCCATCCACTGGTATCCCCAAAACTCAAAGATATCATTCCAGTAGGATTGTGGCTGGCAGTTGACATGGTGGTGACCGCCCGTAGACCATTGCGGTTCCGAGTAGGTCATGGCCACGATCTGGGCTGAGTTAAACGTAGCCATATAGTTGTTAACATACTGCTGTTCAACGTGTTCGACAAACTCGCAAGACCAAGCCAGATCAAAAGATCTATTTGGTTTGTATGGGCCTTGGGTGTAATCATGGATCATTATCTTGTCTTTGACTGGGCTATGCTCAAGAGCCTTGTAAGATCCCTCAATCCCGATGGCATCCACTCCGTTGTCCATAAACCACTTGATTGCGTGACCTTCTCCGCATCCAATATCAATCAAGTTTTTTGGTTGGAAGATATCGATTAGCTTCTGCCACACGATTGGATCGTAAGTATCTGGGTCTCCGCCCTGAACAAACCCTCCGAGATGGCCGTCTTGCACTAAAATCATTTTATTGCCTCCATAATAATGGTTTCGATTTCGTTATTGTGATCACCAATTACTTTTCCATGGCCTTCCAACTCACTAAATCCGCAGCCACAAATCTTATCTGGATCAAATCCAGCAGCAAAGAAACAAGCTTCAAGAATCGAATGATTCCAAGCCGAGAGATGGCCGTGATCCAATAGGATAGACTGAACAGCTTTTCGTTTCGATCCATCCCCGAATCCAGATTGCCCGTGCCATTTGAGATACGGCCCGTCTGCCAAATCGTAGATCTTATCTACGCTAGGAACTGCAATCCGTAGTATCCCATCTGGTTTTAGGATTCGGTAGGATTCAGTGAAAAACCTCACGGCATCAGGGGTTGTGGTATGCTCGACTACATGCTCCGCAAAGATAAAATCAATTGAATTGTCTTTATATGGAAGGGGTTTGGTAATGTCCAGATCCGCATCATGGTTCTCCCAGCCATTCAGAATGTTTCCGCCACATCCAAGGTTTAGTTTAATCATGTTAGTAGCATCTTGAATATTCTTTCATTCCATTTTGAGGCGGGACGATCCATGGAATCTGTCCAGCTTGATGGGTGGTCTTTATGGTAAAGTATTTTTTCATTCGGGATTTCGGCAGGATAGCGGTCTTCGATCAGGTTGTCCATCGTGGAAACCCATCCAAATTGACGCCTAATCCAAGCGGCTACGGCCAAGTCAAACCAAGGAGAAGCCACGGCACAGTCAGGGAAGTTATAGATTCGGTCTGCCAACCAGTCCCAACGGAAGGCGAATAGCTCCCTGCCTATGTGGGCGGGATCTCGCCTCACCCCGACAGCCCCGAACCTACGGCAATGCTCGACTACTTTATGGAGGTTAATTATCTGCACATCGTCATTAGTCCAGACAATGATGTCCCGACCCTTGGTAAACTTGAGAGCCTTGGCCAGCATCTCCTTCAGCATGGGCAAGGGGCGTCGATCCCCGATATTATTGGCTGTCCTATGGATATTTTCTGCTGTGAGCATATGGTCGAAGTGCGCTTTTTGGCTCTTAAAAGCCTCTCTATGGCGTTTTTCCTGCCCGAATCTATCCACAATCGCCCAGACTTCACCCACTGGAAGCAGGGTTTTCTCCACCTCATCACAGATCTGGTCTATGTTATAGTCCCGATATCGGAAGGTGGAGGTAGCGGTAACTGGCGGAGGACTGCCTCGCCATCCATCATTGATCAAAGCAATTGTCGGACACTTGGCAGCATTGGCCAGCCAGAGGTGGAGGGTATCGATAGTGACCAGACATGACGCCGCATCCAAAACCCCCAATAAATCAAATGGCTTTTCTGCTTGGATGGTGGAGAGGTCTACGATTTTGTATTCGGGGAACCTTGCCTTGAGGCCGCGCACCAAATGTTCGCTATTCGCGAATGGCGAACTCACTCCATGGGTAGCCACGGCAATGAATGGGCCTTCTGGGATTAGCTTTTGTTCCCGTCTTGGGTCACGCCGATCAAAAACGTAGGGATGCTTGCGCCACTGATCCCGAAACCCACCCAAGCGATAGCTCTCCAAGGCATAATTCTTTTCCTGTTTGGTTTCTTTCGGATGCATGAAGACCTGTGCAACTCGTAGGTCTGGCAATCCTTGGCACAAATTTATACAGTGCTGTAACTCTACGGGATCTCCGCTATACTTCTTTGTCTGGCAGTAGCCTGTCCCCTCAAAGATCGAATAGTATTTCTCCGATGTTACAAAGGTGGTTCCCTTGTTGGCATAGGCCACGGGCAAGAGGTTGATATTATCTCCGAGTCTCCCAAGATTCAGGATGGTCATAGCTTCTTGAGCGTATCCAAAAGAGGGAGGAGGTCAACCATGGAGGTACGGCGTTTGACCTCCGCTTCCAGCATGGACTTGTATATACCATGTATATCCAGATCTGCTATATCCTGATGGGATATACCTTGGATTGCCGCTTCCGCATTGTTGTCCAGTTGAGATATGATCTTGGCTATAGATGACGGATTCCCTGCCTCGTAGTCCGAGGCCATGATGGTCTGAATGTCGCTGTCCGACAATAAATTCCAATTATAATTTGATGCGATGTCCTTGCCGCATAGTAGAAGGTGGGCAACCAACTGCTTCCAAGCCTCTCCCTTCTGCTCTCCATAGCGGGTTTCGGTGGGCAGGGCTATATGTCCCCCACCCATAGCCATCTTTTTTTTGAGTTGGGCAGACTTAATGCCAAGCAACTTCGCACACCGATTGGCCAACTCATCCCGCTCAATCCCGTCTTCCAAGACCGAGAGGGCTTGCCCGACTTTGCCCATGGCAATCTGTTTATCCTCAATTGAGTTTTTATCCAGCGATTCTGCCAATGCTTCAGGATAGATCTTGGCATTTGAGATCAGACTCGCAAGGTCTCCGCCCGAAACCAAGAAGGAATCGGGATCTCCATCTGGCAGCATAACGGCCCTAACCCTAACACCGAGGCTTGCCAGCCCCGCAAATGCCTTAAATGACGCCTCTCGCCCCGCTTTATCTCCGTCGAATACCAAGACAGCCTCTTCGCATAGACGGCGAATGGTGGCCCCGTGGATGGCGGTGAACCCTGTTCCGAGTGGAGCAACAGCATTGTTGATCCCGTTCAAGTGGCATCTGATAGTATCAATCTGTCCTTCAACAATGACCGCTTGACCCGAATCAATGATAGATCGTTTGGCTTTATCTAGCCCGTAGAGAAGCTTTCCCTTGTGGAAGATGGAGGATTCGGGGGAGTTGAGATACTTGGCAGGGTGGTTGTCGGTGGTTCTGCCACTAAATCCGACCAGAGTCCCTGCTTCATCCGCTATCCCGAACATAATCCGATTGGTAAAACGTAGCGTCCCGTTGTCGTAAGTTAGACCCGATAGGGTATGATGATCTGCTGATCTCTCTGTATTACCAAAAAGGCTATACCTGTTCGGGGCGAATCCAATCTTCCAATCCTCGCAGATCTCCTTATTGAATCCTCGTTCCTTGAGAATCCTTCGGGCCTCGACCCCCTCCTTACTTAAAAGCAAACTGAAAAATTGTTGGTGGGCCTTATAGACTACCGATACCAAGCCCCTTCGCAGCTTGTCCGCTTCAGATTCCTGCTCCTCAATAGCTATGCCAGCCTTGGCCCCAAGCTTTCTTACAGCTTCGGGGAAGTTGATCTTGTCCATCTCCATGACAAAGCGGAAGACCGACCCCCCCGCCCCGCATCCAAAGCAATGGTAGGTGTTCTTCTCATCATTAATAAAGAAGGATGGACTCTTCTCCCGATGGAAGGGACACAAGGCAGAGAATCGCCCGCCCCTCTGTTTCACAGGGAAGTAATCCCCTGCTACTTCAGAGAGACGGACGTTCGCCGCTATCGAAGCAATGGTTGTATCAGAGATCAAAAACTAAGCGGATTAGGATTTGTTTCCATCTCTTCAACGCGAGGCAAGACATAGATCTTGTCCTTGGTTGGTTTGCGCGGAGCCTCTACTGCCGAGATGATGGCAACAAAAACCGATAGCGAAACCATCATTGCTATGTATTTATTCCAGTTCATTTCTTTCTGTATTTGGTTATTTGATCGATGTTGTAGTAGATGATGTATCCGAAAACGAATACAAACATGGTAATAAAGAATGCGTCAATCATACGAGGCAGAGATCTTCCTGATCGTAGAGTTGACCGAGATCGCGAAAATTCTCCAAGATTTTACCCATCAAATCATTGGATACGATATCTTCAATGTCGATAAAGTGTTGACGTTCCAGCTTTCTGCATTCTACCACACTCATGGTTAGCTCAATGTTACTTGAGTCGTTCCAGATTGTGACCCTTCCCCTGCAACGCTTTTCGGCGTTGAGGCCAGCCTTAGTTATGTGATGATGTGTCATTGGTCTCTCCCGTGCCATTGAAGCGGGGCAAGTTCATCGACTGCCATGCTGTAAATTAGTTCCCTCTGACTGTCACTCAATGGATTTCCAACATTGACTGAGTTTCTCAGTATAGTGATGGCACTCCTGACATTGGCGATGAGGATGTTGTTTCTTCCGAAGTCTTCACTGTGTGGATTTTTAGTTTTCATGGTTTGTGTGTTTGATGGAGATCCAATCCTCCGTTTGTTGGTATGCGTCCAGACGGGGAACCCAAGGAACATTGCTGCACCATGAGATTCCTTCCGCCAGAAGCGAAGGTTGTTTAGGTTTGCGGACAAGCAGCATGAGGTCATGCCACAGATCACAAACAAATCTTACTTGATTTTTAGACATAGGAATCCTCCTGACGTTGGCATTCCGCTTTAATGTCCTCCAAACTTGATGCCCTCCCAAAACTCAAAGTGGGTCTTCCCGCAGGCATCAGTCCACATTGGAAACCTCCGTGTTTTTAACCATGCGATAGACCTTGATTGTGTCCCGCAAGTCATCCCTGTTCCACTTGTTGAAGGTGGGCAAGATTGATCGATTGCGGATTCTATATCCGTTGCGGATTGCGTTGCGTAGAACGCTGTCCATCAGGATCATGTTGGGCAACGTTGGTTTGAATGATTGGATTTTAGTTTTCATGGGTGTGCTTGTTATGTTAGACATTGTCCGTCACCTGACGTTCAATGAAAAGTAGCTGGTCAATCCACGATTTCCCGCCCGAAGAAGGCGAGGCTCCCGCCCCAGTGGTAGAGAAACCCTTTGTCCCTCCACCCTTGACCAGTAAAGAGAAGGAGGCAATCCGCTTTGCGGCCTTGCGGAATCGACCCGATAGAAAGGGAAGGGGAGCCAGACGGCGAGCGGGGGAAAAGAAGTGGGCAACAAAAGGCAAATAGGTGTTCATGCGGTTCTCCAGAATCGTAGCTTCTTCTTTCCGCCCTCTGTCACCATGCGCGTAGGGTAGCACTTTCCGTTGCGGCGTCCCTGTTTTGAGGCGAGCGAGCGCAGAAAATTCCAATCAGTTTCTAATCCAGTATCAGGCCAAGCAAAGGATTGGCCCACCTCTAGTTTTGAAAGCATAAAGGGAAGGGGATGGACGAGCGGCCCTCTCTCCCCCTTGCGGGGGAGGAGGACTTTGTCATCTATCGTGATGGTATAGGTGCGCTTCATAGATCGGTGTGGAGTTGTTTCATTCTTCGTCCTCCGTCTGGCGAGGCTCTGGATCAACGTTTAGCGAAGCCTCATGGTTAATGATCTCGCGTTCTGTCCATCCGTAGTAGGGATTGGTGTTGAGGCCGCGACGATGCTCGTCATCCATTGTCCTATACAGGTCGCGGCGGAAGTCATCCCGCAATTCCCGAAGGAATTCTCTGTCGAATTCAGTCATTGTGTTTTTCTCCTTTTGTTTTTGTTCCAGCATCGTGTCCATTCCAGTAGTCAGAATGGCGCTTTCCTAGTGGGTAGGGGTTGTTTTTTGGGAGATTGGCTTTGCCATCCCGAAATCCCTCCATCCATGCCTTGGGAAGTTTTGGTTTTAGGCTTGTCACAGTGTCTTTCCTTTCGATGGGGCTTGGGTCACGATAGCTTTGCAAGCAGAACGTGCCGCCGCTTCGACTCTGTCGATAGTTTCTTGTGACACTCTGGAAAACTTGTGGGCGCGATTTGCCTCTGCGAATTCCAGAATGTATTTTTTGACTTTGGATTTATTGATTAGACTGTTCATGGTGTATTTTGTGTGGTTTATTCGGGGAAGGTTCCCCCTGCTATCCTCCCGCCCGAATTGACGGGAGGATAGACGGGACAACCCTAGTTGGCTAGGACTGCTTGTCTGACTGCCTCGCGGCCCCGCGAGAGCATCTTGTCACGATCTCCCGCGAGCATACCGATGAAGTTGCGCTTATGCTCTGCTGCTGAACCGAGTTGCGAGCGATAAACACGCGAGGCAAGGTTAGCTTTACGCCCCGTGCCGTTACCGCTTGTCCAGTATTCCGTTGCACCATTGGCGAGGTCATACAGGTTGCGACCATTGTTCCCGATGCCATTAGCAAACAAATCAGCAATTTCCCGTGCCGCATTCATCGAACGGGTAGCGAGTTTGTTTTCCTTGGCATCTGTGGTCATGCAGAAATATCCCGCAGCCATTGCAAGCGCATCATTAGCGTCACACGCATGGTTTGCAAGGTATTCCATGACTTTGACAAGCTCAACACGCCCCTTGAGGATAGCGTTCAGGAGGTCACCGAGACCTTCCAAGGCAAACTCTGCATTTTTGGTATGGTAAACCTTCAAGACGTTTTCTGCCGCATCCCGTGACCATTGGAACGTATTCATGCAGACAATACGGATTGCGGAATCGAAAGATTCCATAGCAATCGTGCCATCATGCGAGGTTACGAAATTCAAATTAGCTTTGAATTTGTCCCCATTGATGACCATGTCGGAATTCCCGATATCGCAGGAAATGGAAAACTTTTTTCCACGCTCCAACGTGCAGACCGATGTCACCTTGCAATCAAGATCCCGAAGGGATTTTTGCATGACGTTCCAGATTTCGCGGTTGCTGATCACTTTATATCCCGCTTTGGGAATGTGCAAAGGAACCAAGGCATCCCGCCCTGAGAGATCAGGGCGAACTTTGCGATGGTCTGCAACGAGAACTTTGTAGTCTTCAAGCGTTGCCTGTTCCCCGTCCACCTGAACGTAAGCGGGGGACTCGATGATATCGAACAGCAAAGGAGAAACTTCCTGATCTCCAATTGCTGAAACGTGTTGCGCGAGCCCGTGCCATTCGGTTCCTTGAACGGAAAGAACGATGTCATGCGGTTGTTCGATTTTGTGACTCATATGTGTGGTTTTTTCTATGTGTGGTTTTGTTTTTGTTCGCCGCCCTTTGTCACCCTCAATTGAGGGGCAGAGTTTGTCGAACGAAATTGAATCTATTCGGGAAAGCTTTGTTGTCAAATGTTTTTTTTGACATGGAAAGAAAAAAGATTTTGCCCCTTGTCACCTTGTTTTTCGGGAGTGTCATCATAGCGGGGCGGGAAAGAAAATCGTTTTGCGGGGCATTTAAAGCGCGAAAATCGGGCGGGACGGGGCGGAGGATCGGACTCCGCGCACCCTGTCACCCTATCCGCCGAAAAGGGCAACGTTCAGGTCTCGCGCCTTTGTCTGTTGTCCCGCATGCTCTACGGCTTGCCAAGTGTCCCCGATTAGGGCGGAAACAATATCGTGCGCGTAAACGCTCCCCGTTTCGGTGTAGTCTCCCTCTACTGTCGCGAGGCGGATGTTTCCCTTGCGATTATCTGCCATAGTCGCGAACCATCCGTTACGGAGGCGGAATCGCGTCCCTTTCTTTATATCATTTGTTTTCATTTGTATTTTTTTGCTCTGTTTTTCTCTTGTCACCTTCAGGAATCAAAGCGAATCCCCAGCCCGTGCAACCTTCGCTCTGACAATGGCGTTGTGCATTGCGTTTCGTTTATCAATCGCAACGTCAAATTTCAGGTTTAATTTATCGTATTCTTTCGCGAGGTGTTGCGCTGTTTCGGACTCTCCGCCCGAATAATCGTCTGCAAGAGCAATTGCGGCCCCTGCAATCTTCATTGCTTCAAAGAATAGATCTTGCAAGGCGGAATCCCCTTGCCCGTTTTCATGGTCTTTTTTCATTTTGGTTTTTAGTTGGGGATTTTCCCCGTGTTGCCCCCTTGTCACACTCAAAGGGGCAAAGGCGGGAAAGACAGCCCGTCAGTGAACACCGATAGCAATCGGGACGCCCCGAAACTTTTCAGAGCCACAGGCATGACCTGACGGGGTGCAATCGCCACACTTGCCAGAGCAAACAAAAACCCGTTTGCCAGCCTGTTCCCTAACGTCCCGCGCATAATCCGCGAAACCCTCATTCCGCTTTGATTGATAGGCTCGCCCGTGATCCTTGGCGGTATTCACCGCGATGAATTCTCCCCGTGCAATGGGAAGTTTCGCCACCGCTTCTTTCTCAGCGTCTGAACCATTGCCACCGCTGGAAAGGTTCAACAGGTAGTTAGAAGGCCAGCGTCCGCCCGTTGCCTGATCATAAGACAGAAGCAAGCGCCAGCTTTTAGAGTAGCCGTAAACCTGAAGATCAGGACGGGCGAAACAAAGGCGCATCCAGAACGCGAGGATTTCGGGGGACGCGAAGTCTCCATCAACATACAAGCGGACAATGGCATTTTGTGGAAGCTTCATCCAAGCCGCGACTATTTCATCCCGCCCCTCTTTAGTTCGGAGGCGAATACTGTTGACCAGTTGGCGCATGAAAGCCGCAGGATAGCGCCATGCCTTGAAACTGTAGCAGAATCCCCCCATTAGCTCACCATTTGCCCCGTAAAGGCATTTACCAGCTTGGGGGCAATCAATCCCCGCGAGACTGGAGAACGCATAGAATGGAAGCTTGGAATTTCCACCCTCCGCAAAAACGGCGGGAAGCTTCCCCGAATCGATGCGTTTAAAGCAGGATTGCCAACCGATCCCGCGAGACATAAAGAGATCGCGCAAAGGTTCAACGGATTGCGCTTCCACGCATTGCAGAGCCCCCGAATAGAGGGAAAGAGTGAATTGTTTTTTCATTAGGTGTTGGTGTTAGTGTTGAAAGAAACTATTGACAAGGGAAACCCCGAAAACAAACAAGACACTCCCCCCCACGCATAGCGCAAAGAAAGAAGCCTGCTTGAATTCTCGCATGATCCCGTGAACGTAGAATGACGCACGGGACGGATTTTTAATGATGGCGCGAACGTGCAAGGCGCATCGTCCGCCCGATGATGATGGATTAGTTTTTTTCATGGTGTTGCGGGATTGTCTCCCCTGCTCCCCGCGAGACAGAGCCCACGGGGAGACGGGGAAGCAATTAATCCATCCCCGATTCGGGTTGCAAGTAGGGAGCCGAACCGATGCCATAAGCCGCCGCTAGGCGAGCAAAGGCAAAATCCAGATCCCCGCTTTGTGCGCGATTCCTGCGCAATGCATAGACCTTCGCCGCATTAGTCCGATCAGGATGACGGCAAAGCTCATAGAAAGCTTCGCGAAGGCAATCTTGAACCTCCACGCCCCGCGCCCGAACCCGAACCACATTGCCAAAAACTTCCTTCGTAGCCTCGCCCCCGAACAAGGCAAAGTCCAAGGCATAGATGGCCGACCATCTACGCTCGCTAGTGGATTCCTGATCATTACGCACGGCGGAAAGGTTCCCCGTGCCCGTTGTGGTGCATGTGTTTTCCATACGGGGACAATATCGGGCGGGACTAACTAAAACGCAACTAGTTTTTTCAAACGAATTGATAGAGCCTAATTAGAATTATTACAAATAATACTTGGCAATGTGCGGGAGGGGGGTAGGACACGAATGTCCGAGGGGGTAAGACATCGATGTCCTATGCCCCAGAAAATCAATTGAAAATAAAACTTGCCTGCGGATTGATCCCGCTCTATTTTTGCCCCTGATGAACGCATCACCTACACACACACAAACGGGCGCGGGGGCAACTGCCGCGCAGACAGAGGCTAACTTTAAGGCCACGCTCGCGGGTCTTTTAGCGACTGGTAAAACCGAATCAGAGGCTTATGATATCCTCGCGGCAGACGGGACAGGGGTTTATTTTTATGACATCCTGCCCCCGAAAACTGTTTCTGTTTCGGAAGCGGAATTCCGCTCTATTGCCAGCACGAAGAACGCCCCCGCTGTTCGCATGCTCCAAAAGGCTGGGGGAACGGAGGATTCGTTTTCTGTAGTTTATAGGGCATGGGGGCGCGGCCCCGTCATTGACCTGATCCATGACTTTGTCCCTATCTTCTAGGCGCGACCCAGTCTAGTCTTAAGACCCCGTCAGGCGAAAGCTTGGCGGGGTTTTTCTTTTCGGGTTTCCCCCCTAGCTTCTCCCGCTGTTCCCCCCTGCATGGTGCGCGTTCGCGTTGCCTTGCATTGTGCGCTTATTCTGTAAGCTTCCGAGGGTCATCATAGCGGACGCCTAATCAAAGCGTCTCATATGGCCGTATAAGCGGAGACTCATCTATCAGGTCAGGTGCATGGGGCAGGATGGTGCGACAACAGCGAACCAGCTATCAGTGCGGACGGGTGGACGGGACGCGCAGGACAGCCAGCCGATAGACGCGAACCCACTCGCAGATCACAGACCCCACCACACCCGTCTCACCCCCGACCTTCTCTTGGCGCGGGCACTGCGACTGGGAAAATACCCCCTCTCGAAAATTTTCTGTGCAAAAGTAACCCGTCAAGTAATAATTTATTAGGAACGCTACTACGCTATGGGACGCTATTTGAGCGTGGTATAGCGTGGACGCTATCGCGCTATCCGCCCTTATAGAGGGGCGGTAAAGCGTAGCGTTGCTTTAATAGGGAATCGTCTTATTAAATCTTGCGCCCACTTTCTTTAATAGCCCCCACCCCCGTCTTTTCTCTTTATGGAGAACCCCCTACCACCTTGTTTGAATGAACCCCGCTTTAAATATTTTTCTCTGAAATGTTTTCGGAGATCTTTATGTTATGGGATGTTCCGTTGGAGAACTGGATGCATACCCGTTTTTTGACGGTGGTTGTTTCGGTGATTGAGGTGATTCCCAGCCAGTTTAGGAGTAGATTGTGTCGGCGTTTGCCCCAGATTTTGCCATTGTTGATCGCTATTTCTCCCTTTGCTAGTCCATCCAGAACACGGGCTTTGGTGATTATCCCCATTCTTCGGTGGAGGCTGACTCTACAGGTGGGAGCCAGTCCTTCTAGTTCGGGTGTAGCGTCTATTGATTCTTGTTCCCAAGGTTCTGGTTTGCGGGATTTGGTCGTGGTCATGTGAGTGGATGGGGCGTAATTGCGTTCTATAGCTCTTCTGGGGCGTTTTCTGTCCAGAGACCTATCAAGTCATCGTAATGGACTACAACGTCTCCTAGGGCTTTCTGGCGCTCTATGTAGTCTGTGGCTTTGGAAAGGACGTAGAAGTAGACTGGGTTTGCCCCGCCTGACCTTCCTCTGACTGGAACCTTGAAGTTGTGCCATTGCTCTCCTGTCTCTTCGTCTTGGTATTGGGGGATGAAGATAGGGACTTCGGGGTCTTCGGTCTTTTTGACTATCCTGTATGCTGTTCTGATGGATACTTTCATGGATTCGGGGTTTGACTGTTAACTACAGGGGTTTATTCAAACCAAAATTGAACTATTGTTCATTTGGTATGCAATTGTCATCTTCCAAGAAGATTGGGGTAGCGTCTCCGACATTGGCTCCAGCCACGTTGTAGTCGAAGTATTCTAGGGCTTGTTCTTCGTCCATGCCTTGGTCTATGAAGCATTGGATGGCTTTGGATTTGGAGTAGATGGCCACTGGGGAGTAGTTTAGGTAGCCTATTCCCATAAAGGCTTCTTCTAGGCCGTCTGCGAATAAGGCGCTCTCTCCCCTTTCTTTTAGGAGCTTGTCTGCTTCTACTGTGGTCATGATTTGCGGGATTAAGGACATGATTCGGGGTTTTGGGTAGCCGCTATGGCCAATTGGCGGAAGTCTTTGAGGAGGCGGTCTAGCTCTTCCAGTATCTTACTATCAGAGGAGGTTATCTGTAGGGGCCAGTCGGCGGTTTCCCCGCTGTTGCTTCGTATGAAGTCGTGGAGGGCTATTGCTGCTTCTAGTGCTTTGTGGTTCATTCTGATTCGGGGTTGGTCTCAATCGGGCCCAAGGATACAGGTTGTTTGAGCATAAAAGGCCTCTGGTGGGACTTTCTGCTGCTTGGCTTGCGACGATAGCCAACGAGGCACAAAGTCTCTCCTATGGCGTTGTAGATGGGAAGTAGCCTACCGTCTTTGAGCAGCTTATTGATCTTTGGGTTCACGTTTCGGGGTTTTGGGGTATGGATTGCTGGGTTGCGGTCTTGCTTGACACCTATTTGTTTTGCTCGCATAAATAAAATCGTAGTTGTCCCGATACTTCGGCCCATCCACTTTCCTTGGTTTATCTCCCTTACCAGCCATCTAAAACTCCAGTGGGTCAATAACCCAGCCTAGTTGGGGATGGCGGTCTATGATTCGGCGTTGTAGCCCCTTAACGAAGTCTTCTCCTGACTCCTTGATGTCGCTATCCAGCCAGTCGCGAGTGGATTCCAACAGTGTTCTTAACGTGGATTCGGCGTGGGCTAGATCGTCGTTAAGCTGTGTAATTGTATTATTCATGTGAGAGGTTGGGGCGGGAGATAGGTCGAATTACCCCCCACCCCGTTGTCGGCGCAAACCAAACGACAAATTTAGAATGCCTCGTCTACTTCCTCTTCCTTCTTGTAAGGAGGAGAGAACTTAAGGCTGACGTAGTCCACTCCCTTTTGGGACTTCTGTTTCCAGCCCGCAACGTCGAGGAGGACTCCATTGACCATCACCTTACCCTTGTGGGTCGGGGCTTTGGGGTTATCACTTTTGTTCGGGAACAATGCTCCCGAATTATCTTTTTGTTGGTTATTCATAGTTATTTTATTTCTTTATTATCTCTTCACTAATGGCCAGTAGGTCTACTGTAGGTACTACGGTCATCAGATCTTGTCTACCAGTTCTCTGGTAAAGTTTATAGACCTCTGGTTCGGCGCTGCGTTCATCTTTTTCTGTCAGCCCTTCGATGTAGGGCATGAGGGAACGTCTGTTAACGACGATCCAGTAGCGTCTGGTTTCAAAGACGATATAGTCGGCCTCTCCATAGAGCCATCCCAGTTCTCCGTGGACGTTGCGGAGTTCGACGTAATGCATGCGGTCTGTGGGTTCGGGATTTTCCCGCTTCCACTTCTTCATCGCCTTAACATCGTAACGCTTACCGTCTGACTCCACATCCCAATGTTCTTTCATGTCCTGTTCAGGAGTTGAGAATGTAGGATTGTTTAGCAGTTCGGCAAAGCGTTGTTCGGCTTTTTGCCCGATTTCATAGCATGATTGGGTTGTTTCATAGCATGACGGGGTTGTTTCGCAGTATGTATTCATAGAAGGTTTAGACGCTGTAGTTTTGGAAACGTTCAAAGTTTATTGCCATACACCGCATGGCCTTTCCATCATTCCCCACATCCTTGGCCCAGACAGCATTATCGCTCACCACCCCGTATTCTTGGAGGAAGTTCATTACTTTAACTTCGTCCTCAGATCGGGTTTTGATCCACCTCTCTAGCTTATTCCCAGTATAGGAGGGCATAGATACCATAGGAGAATGTTCCCCAAAAGATAATGGCTAGGACGGATGCTGCGACTATTGTGGTTAGCTTCATTGTGGTTTGATTCGGTCTTTGATGACCTTGAGGGCTACAATAAGCATAGCCCCCCAGAAAACAATAGCTACAAATGAGTCAACCATTGAGATAATTAGTCAACCATCAGTCAAGATGCTTGCCTGTGATTTTCCACCAGCCGATAAACAAACAGGCCAGCATTGCGTAGATAGATCCTATAGCTTCCATAAAATAAATAGGGAGGAGGCTAATTGCCCCCTCCCTTTGTTTCTGTAGTTTGAACCCGTTGTCTACAGAAAGAGATACGCAAACCAGCGGCACAACCCGAAACAGTTGGGTTTATCCTGCTTCGTTTTGAGTCGCGGGGCGTAGCCAATCCCCCCATAAGGGCCGTAGACAATACCGAATTCATTAGTGTAGTAGTTATTCAATTCCTTTCCACCTCCTTTCTGTAAAAGAACGAAGCTGGAATTATGCCAGAATTACTTGGTTCCGTAAAGCGTTACCCAAAGCAATCCCCATTGGGAGAAACAATATCCTCCCCAGACAACTGACAGGGCGTAGTTTCCGCGCACAGCTTGCTCTAGAGAGACAATACCATAGCAGATACCTACCGCCCCAATCAGCCAGATGCTAGTCATTCAGAAGACTCTTCTTTGACTTCTTCTTGTTTCGTCGTGGTGGATTCCTTGAGAGACTTGAGGACTTCTTCCATGCCATCATAGGTAAGAAGAACGTCCACAGGATCAGAGTCTTTGCGCTCTCCTTGGATCATCACGATGTTATCGGTGCCGCCGTTAAGCAGTGTGTAGTCCTTGGCCACATAGGCGCTGTTCACGCGATTAGTAAGCACTTCGGACGGGTCTTGTTGTTTGGTTTCTTCACTCATAGATTTATTTGGTAGTCTTCGCTGAATCGGACGAATAGATTTCCGTCCATGTACATATGGTCGAGGTGGACTGGCTCTTTGTCAACCCGCCAAAGAAACATTGCCTTTCCTTCTCCGACTCGTTCGGTTGTGATGTAGCCTTCGTAGTCATGTTCAAACTGCGAACACTCTTTCCAGCCACTGACCATTTCAAAGACTTTGGATAGTCCTTCGCTCATAATTTGGTTAATAGAGACGAGGATTCGGGGGATGTCAAGAGAAAATAACGCGAACCTCAGCTTCGTCAAACATCTGGAGAGCGGCTTTGAAGGAGTCGGCCCAACGCTCGTAGCTATCAAGATGGGCGTTGAATGGGCAATACACATCTTTAATTCCAGACTGAATAATAGACGCCGCACAATGGGCACATGGCTGGAATGGCCAGACAAAGAGAGAGTAGCCTTTAAGTGGTTCTTTAGCAGACAAGATGGCGTTCATCTCGGCGTGGATTGTGTAGAGAAGTTTGATGTCCCGATTTACAATCCGCTCATGGCAATCCTCTACTCCTCTAGGAAATCCATTGAATCCCACAGATGCTATGGTTCGGTCTGGTCGGACGATGACCGCGCCCACTCTGCTGCTGGAATCTTTGCTCCATGTGGAGACTTCTTCAGCTAACTTGATAAACCGCGCAACCCACTTGTCTTCAATTGTTTTCATCAACTTGGAATCCTTTGCTTTCTAGCTTCTTAACCATAGAAGAAATCATAGTGGACTTGAGCTTGCGTTCGTAAGCTTCTTTACTTCTCCACATCTTAACTTCCGAAATTAGTAGATCAATTGAGATAATCGGGCTTTCTCCCTCAAAGGTCTGATATTCAGCAAGTAGTTGCTTGATTTCATCAATCTGCGAGCAGGAAGGGCACGGTATGTAGTCTTTTCCATTACTTCCGTTGAGTAGGTCAATCATAGTATGGATCTGTTAATTTGGCTGGGGGGAACAGCGCAGTCTTTAGGGGGATGATTTTTTCGGGCATCAGGCTCCAGATGCGGGTGGTTTCGTAGCTCTTCTTGCACCACTTGCGATTGTTGAACATCCAGTGATAGCCCAAGATGTAGGCGTTAGCCATCTGGGCATAGCGTTTAAGATCTACGGGTAGTTTATTGCGGGCAAGCTTCCGCACAGACCTTTTCTCGCAATCCCACTCCAGTTCAACAACGAGTCGGATATACTTATCCACATATTCTACTTTTTTGCCAGCAAGCCATTCATCCAACTTTCCAAGGGCGTCCTCCCTGACATCGTGCCACTTGGGTCTTTGGAGTTGCTGGTCTAGGTGACAGGTCTCATGGACAAAGACATCAAGCCATGTAGATAGCGGGCGTTTGGTGGCTATGCGTAACTCTTTGTCATCCGCCCACCCTACAGAGGTGGCTTTGCCCGTGATGAGGTATTTCTGGGGAACAAACGAAAGTTTGAACTGGCGGTATTTAAGGATGGCCCGCCCTAGAAAGTTGATTGTCGCCTGATCCATCGTCACTCTTCTTCGACATCGGTTTCATCAATTTGTTCAAATAGCTTTCTGATAGGATTGTCGCAAAAGCCTTCTTCTTGTTCTGGAAATGGCATCAGAACCCCCGTGTCATCGTAGGCGACTTTTAGATCAGCATCGAATTGGCTCTGGTTCATTTGCCCTATACTACTGGCTTCTGTCCCAAACTTCAATTATGGTTTTCTCTTCTTCGCCTTTTTTCGCTTTCCTTTGCGTGACTTTGAGTTCGATCTGGTCTTCTGTATCGTCAGGGATTGCCCCGCAGTAGCGTAAAAAATCGCAATAAAATTTCGCACCACCATAGAGATTGTCGGTGTCGAGGAGTCGATTTTTTCGGACGCTTTCAATGCAGACAAGCAGGCGGCTTGGATCTCCTTCTTTTCCCTCAACCTCTGAAAGTGGTTCATCGAAAAGAGGCGGTTGAGTGACGGCAGGCGGTGCCTTACGTTTAGTCTTAGCACTAGCCTTTTGTTTGATGATGTCTCTTCGTTCATAGACTCCTTTACTTACTTCCACATAGCCCGCTGGTAGTTCCTTCATTGCTCAAGCAATACTTCCTCTTTAAGCTTTTCGGCTTCGGGGTCGGGGGCGATGCACATCATCAGTGCTTGGCGGGCTTTTTCCAGTTGTCTTTCTTTTAGTTCCAGTAACGCCTCCATAGTCATCATTGGAGCCTCTTGTTTGAGATAGGCTGGATAAATTCGTCCCACTGTCATTTGATGATTCCTTCTTCACGGGCAATGGCCTCAATCTGACTCACATACTCGCGGGTACAATTGAATTGTTCGGCAACGGCAGTAAAGTTCATTTCGGGATTGGCCATGAGATGGCCCAACACCTTGAACGCCCTTCCCCCGTTGGACAGACGCCTCTTGGTGGTTTTCTTCCGCCTCGCCCGAATGCCAGTCCGCTTCAACGCCGAAGCCATGGCATGGTAGCTTGATCCGTGTTTTACGGCCAGTTCGCCAATGGTGATTTCGGGGTTTTCTTGAATTTCAGTAGGTAGAATGGTTGTATCGATCATATGATTATATATTGACACTTAAACCTAGCTGTTGTTCAATATACGTCAAATATTATCGGCGCTTCTTTTGGGCGCGGATATTCTTTCCAGCCAAGGCTTGCTGGTAAGCTTCTTCGGTAATGACTCGGCCTCGGAGCTTAAATACCCAATTACGTTGGCGCGTAAAACTCCAACTTAGTCCCAAGGCTTTGAGGGTTGCCGCTGTCATTCCACCTTTAATTTTGAGGCTTTCAATAATCTTGGAGTCAATAACTCTGGTAGATGTAAGCTTGTCCCGCCTGTTTGGCTCCACGGGATCAACCATGGGTTCGGGCTTTGGTCTGGAAATCTTCCGTTGAAACTTGCGGGACTCCTCGCGTTCCACAGCGTGGAAGTTCTTGTGGCACTTTTTACAGAGACAAATCAAGTCATCAAGGTGGTTTAGCTCATCTCCCTTATGCTCGTAAGTTCGATGGTGTGCCTGCAAATCTAGGGGGCTGTTACAGAGTTGACAGCGGAATCCTGCTCGCTTTTTGACGGCCCTACTCACCTCTCGCCAGTAAGGAGTTGTAAGGTAGGCTTGGTATTGAAATTTCGTTATCATCGCGGAACCCTTGCGCTGCGCGGCTTATCGGTTCGGTCAGTAACTGGATTATTTCGAGATTTCATCCGATTACCACAATCCCCGAATTTCTCCCTGATACTCTTCCTCGTCCCCATAACCTGATACAATATTCTCATCATATATTGTATTCTGTATATTGGTATTCTCTGATATTGGTGTTATAATGTGGTCGAAGTTTCCCGTGGACGGAATTTCCCGTGCGCTAGAAACCTTGACCACGGAAAGAGGGGAACGCCAATTTGTGCGATTGCTACGCTGATCTTCCGCAACTGGTGCATCATAAAATGTCCAAGTATTGCAGAATCCTCCCTTACCCCCGCCAGAAAGCTCATACTTTACATAGCCAAGACTTTCCAATTCCCGAAAGTAGGTCTTGACCCTGTTGGCCCCGTCTGTGGTGTTGTTTACAAAGTAAGCCCGATTTGCCACCCACTCATCGGCGTTGGATAGCACCATAGCCAGCAAACCTCTCGCCCCAAATGACAACTTCTTATCTCTTACGAGATCGTTTGATAGCTGGACAAATCCGCCCCTAGTTACCCGCTTATAGACTGTTTGATTCTTTTTCATAGCAATAAATAAAATTGCCACTCAAATGACGGGGCGTGGGATGATTGAGAACCCGACAATGAAACAAGCAAGTTACTCCCTCACCCCGCCACTTGAATGGCAGATTAATATTTATTGTTATTTCTTGTTTCATACTCAATCGTCTGGGTTCTCACGTCAGACTGTTGTAACTTCTCACAAAGGGTCAGACATGGCAAGTTCAAAAACGCTCAAAAAAACATTGAACGCCCCGAAGGGGCCATGGTCTATGTCTATATGAATACTTTTGGAGGCGGGGAGACTCGGCATGAAAATGCGAAGGCTTCAAAGATCGGGGGGTCAATGAAGTTGCGCCACCCCGTTTCCAATCTCTTTTATGAACAGACAAGAAGCAATACAACTACAGATCGATGAAATCATGGATAGTTTTGACTTCCAATCAGCCATGAGGGTATTGGAGGTCTACAAGTCCATGGAGCGGGGTTATCCCAAAGACTGGTTCCTAGACGATGAGCCGTTTGAGCCTGCTATTCGGGCAGCAGCCCGCGAGTGCATGAAGGCGGCGGTCAAGCATAGTTATGCTGGTCATAGCTATTTTGAGTCCCGCTTTGAAGAGGGAGAAGACGATGACGGCCCATGGGTCAGGATTTTCTTCAACTTCGGAGATCATAGCCACAATGACGGAGTATCTTATGAAAAAACTGCTACTACTACCACTGTTACTGAGTAATACCCTTGCCCAAGATGGATCGTTTAATGGAACGGTTTATGACTTGGATTCGGGGCGGATACAGGTCATTAGTGGGTCTGTGGATATCAAGCCAAAGGAGGATACATATCTTTCTACCCTTCGTCGCATCAATGCGGAGTTGGCGGAATCAAACGCTCGTATGAGTGCGGAGATTACAGCCAACAATCAACTTTATGAACTGCGCGAGCAGACAAGGCTCCTGCGTAAAATTGCCGACCAATGAGTAACTATCTCAACGTCAATATCCCCACCTTCTTTGCTTTTGTAGATGAGGGATTCTTTTACGATCTTGAACCATGTGTCAGCAGGGAGAGACAACTAGTCGAGGTATTTGCCTTCACCTCCATCCCCCAACGGTGTGGGTTGTTTAGCGTGATGACAGAATACGGAAGCCAGCATGCCCGTGTCCCGATCCATTACCTTCATACTGATGAGACTGGAGGCACATCTTACCCCTTGGACTGGATACAACTCTGGGACTCCATGAGCTACTATTGTAGTGTTACGATGCATGATTATTGCAAAAACCGTGCAGCAAACATCATGTTGAAGAACAAAATCTTTGAAAAAGGGAAATACATGTTCACGCTGGACTGGTGTTTCGGCCCCCACTATACCTCTGGCTACGGCGAGATGGCGGCTGGGCATAAGTGCGGTCATGTGTTTGCGGGCGATGGGCAATACTTTATCCAGCCCAACAATCGTGTGCTGTGGATGGACGGGGGATCGTTCATTGCCAAGAAGTTTCCACAAAAGCCCGATTGGAAGGTATTTAGCCAAGAATTTAGCTGCGAAAGCACAGGAAGCCGCTGGGTTAGCGAAAGCGAGGAGGAGCTATGGTTTTACGACTTCAAAGAGCAGGGATAGTAATTGCACTACTTATTACAAGTGGTTGTGTTTCCTATCCACCCCGCCCCTATCCTTGGAACTTCCCCCCAGAGCATGAGTGGAACGCTCCCTTGGAGACTAGCTGGGTTAATGCCATTGATACCTTCCGCAACTGGACGGCACCGAAAGGTAAGATTTGGAACCCGCTTATTCGGGAGTATGAGCCTGACTTTGGCTATGAGATTGAGCTTCTGAAGGCTTTTCCGCCAGATACTGAGGAACATGAACTGTATCAATAATCCAACCTTGCTAACGGGCTTCGCGCCCGTTAGCGTGGCAAAAATCATGGCAGGCTATTATGCGTATTTCCAAATTCTTCCCTTTGCCGTATTGCACCTTCCAGCAAGAACATTAGATACGCCCTTTCCGTATTTTTTAATTGCAAAACTGGTTGATTCAAATTTTTCAATATTTCCATTTTCATCAATTCCAATTACTGGTTTCTTCGTTTTTTGATTTCTAGATTTTTCGATGAACAATCTTTTGACTTCTGCTGGATCTTTGGGGCGTGAATATCCATTCCGTCTAAAATATTCATTACAAGCATGGCAAATTCCCCTTCTTGATTGTCCGCGACACGGAGCGCCACAATTTTTACAATGAGTATTAACTGGTCTCAATTTTGTTTCGCTTTGTTGCTTTGGAGTTGCCCAGCGGCAATTTTTCTTTTCGTAGTTTCCGTTTGGGTCAATTCTGTCCAAAGATGTTCCAAATGGTCTTGGCCCCATATCCTTGTCAAAATTTTTAAAAATCCTCCATCGATCACAAACCTTAATGCCTCTTGCGCCATACCATTTCCAAGATTCTCTTTTTGGGTTTGTGCAGCGTTGTATCATTGCTGCCCAACATGAATATGAAGATATTGTTTTAATCATGTTGCCACAATACATCCTATTATGGCAGAAATCAAGAACTATTTAATATTGTCTTCGTTTTCCTCTCCAAAAGTTATTTTATGAGAATCTATTATCCATCCACTTCTTCTAGCTTCTTTTGCATTTTTATGAATTTCGTTATGACACAATCGACAAAGCGCGGCAAAAAGACTGTAGTCACAAAGATAGCGACCAACCCTGCCCGCCTTATGATGGATATCTTGACTCTTCGCCTTCTTACATTTCTCGCATATGGGATGCAGTGCCAAGTAGGCTTTTTTTACCTTTGTATACTCATTGTATTCACGCTGGCGTTTGGGGGATGCGCTCCGCAACCTTCCGCTGCGCTTAAGTGGGGTTTTTGAACGAAGTGGAGTTTTTCTTGTCATACCTACTATGATCACTTGGAACGATTACAATAATACAAAGCCCGATGCAGAGGGAATCTACCTCATCAAAAACGATGAGTCAAACCCTCCATTAAAGTGGGCCTGCCACTATCACCCCCACCATGGATGGAGCGGGATTGGACATATCCTTGAACGTGTGATTAAGTATTGGAGTCCATGGCCCGATTCAAAGTAGTCTTAACCGTTATCAATGAGGACTCCGTTTCTCCATTCGTTGTCGGCCCAAGATTTCGTAGGGGGAGGCCCATGCCGATGGAAGCACTCCACACTGAACGTGGCGGTTACTTCTTCGACCCAGAATCAGAAATCGAGATGGCCAGAGATTGCGCTGAACAGTTTACCAAATACCTCAATCAAACAGAAACCAAGAAAAAGAAAAAATGACTAAAGACAAAACATTCATTGTGTGCTACGGGGATAAAGTTGTGGAACTCCATGCCTCTGGACTAAGCAAGGAAGAAGCAACCATTGAGTCTGAAAGGCTAACAGGCAAAGGATATAACAACGTTCGTATTCGCTTGGAAGATCCCGTCCACCCGACTTGGCCGCTCAACTTTGACGCACAGTGAATATTGCTTTTGCTTATCACAACGGGGACGCCGAATTAGCCATGGAGTCGGCCAAGGCGATTACGGCTTTTGGCATCAACATGCGACATAAGGCGACTTTGTGCTGTACGAAAGATACATTTGGAGCTTCTGATATCATCCATGAACTAAAGAAAAGCTTTCCCGAAGTAGACCAGCTGTTTGTTCAAGACGGATTTGACGGCTGGCCTCTTGGCCCAAACCAGATGTTTGCCGATGTGGCTGCTGCCATGTACTCAACCAATACCCCATTCTACTTCTGGGAGCCAGATTGTGTTCCCATGAAAGAAGGATGGGCTGACGATCTCGACGCCGAATATCACAAACAGGTTGGTATCCTTGGTCATCTCTACGAAGGCGGAATGGCTTCCAATGGAAAAAACATCTACAAAATGATTGTGGGCAGTGCGGTCTACCCTCCTAATTTCTTAGACTTTTGTCCTTCAGCCCAATCTTTATCAACTTACAATTTGGCATATAGGGAATCGGGAAACGTTCCAGAGCCTTGGGATGTTCGTTGCCGATGGAACTTTATGGAGATTGGCCGCGACACGCCGCTCATCCGAACCTACTGGAAAAGCGTTAACTACCAATGGAAGGATGGAAAGATCGTTTTTTACGCCGAAGATCCCGAAGCCCAAGCAGTTCAAGGGGTTACTTGCCCAGATAGAATCATCTCTAGCCAAGCTGTAGTCATCCACGGATGTAAAGACGGGTCTCTCCACAAAATGGCACAAGAGGGGTTTCCAATGCCGTCAGATTCCATGGGATTAAATACCCCATCGAATTCGATGGGATTAGAGCAAAGCGTCAAAAATGATACACAAGTGGGGACATTTTGCGATAAAGCCACAGAAGTGGTGCGAAAACCGCCCAAAAAAGCCAAGAAAAAGCGGGTAATCTCGGAAGTAGAGCGCGAACGCCGTAGGCAGTCCATGATGGAAATTTTGCAAAGAAAGCGTGAACGAAAGGCCCAAGGGGTTGTCTAACGCTTCCTATGCAAGAAGTCATCTTTGAACCATCCGCCGAAACCGCCATCCTTTCCTGCCTCTGTCATGCCCCGTCAGAGGATCAGCGCGAGATCCTTTTATCTATAAAGGAAGATCATTTCTACCTTCAGGAGAACAAGATCATCTTTCGGGCGGTCATGCGCTGTATCGCCAAGGGGATGCAGGCTGACATCATCAATGTTAAAGGAGAGATCGAAGCTGCCAACGAATACGATATCGTTGGGGGTGAACAAAAGATTACAGAAGTTGCAACTTCATGTGTAGCCCATAACAACTGGAAGCGTTACTATCCCAAGCTGGAGGAAGCCCGCTACAGAAGGTCTCTGGAATACTTAGCCAATGACATGGTTCACAAAGCCAGAGATCGCGAGCTAAAGATTGAAGAACTCAAGAACTGGTCAGAGACCACCGTCATGCGGGCTGACTACGAGATGGATGATGGTAGTAAGCTTTCCATCAACAACGCCTTGGATCGCGCTGCCCAGAACATCGAATCCACGATTGCTGGAAAACCCTGTATCGGCATTCGCACTGGCATCACTCCATTGGATGACCTTCTCATGTTTGGCTTGCGCGGCGGGGACATGGTTGTATTGGCCGCAAGACCAGCGGTTGGTAAGACGGCAAGCGCCCTTCAGATTGCAGAAAACGTGGCACTTAACCAAAAGAAGCGGGTCTTGATCTTCTCTTTGGAGATGACCAGCGTTGCCCTCATGGAGCGCATGATCCGCTCGCGGGCGAGGGTGGGTGCTGCTGATATCCTTTCTGGTCGGGTGACTCCGCATCAGAAACAGTCTCTCGGACGGGCCGTGCAGGAAATCCAAGCATCCGAAATCATCTGCGATGACAGTTCGGCCAAATCCATTGGCTATCTCAAGGCGGTAGCTCGCCGCGCCCACCAGCGCACTCCGCTAGACCTCATCATCATTGACTACCTCCAGTTGGTTAAGGGCGATAGTAAGCGCGGAAAAGACAATCGCGTGTGCGAGGTGGAAGAGATTAGCGGTGGCATCAAGGATCTAGCCAAGACCCTTAAGGTTCCAGTTTTAGTGCTGGCCCAACTCAACCGCGACCCAGACAAGCGCGGAGGACGCCCAAGCCTTTCAGACCTTAAAGGATCTGGAGCCATCGAACAGGACTCAGATATCGTCATTTTAATTCACAACGAAGAGGCGCAGGATCATACACAGATGCCGAATATAGAATTTATTGTAGCGAAACATCGTGACGGTGGAACAGGAGTTGCTAATATGGCATTTAACAAAGCAATAACTAGATTTGAATTGCCGTGATAAAAAAGCATACATATCAAGAAGTTTCAAAAATATTAGATTACAACCCAAGCACTGGTCGATTTTATAGAAAAATTAATACATCGGCCAATGGAAGAACTGGACTTGTAAAAGGATATATCAATAACGCTGGATACAGAAAAACCAGCGTTTTGGATTATCAATATTACGATCATCATTTGGCTTGGTTGCTACATTATGGCGAATGGCCGCAAAAACAAATTGACCACATCAACAATAAAAAGTCGGATAACAGAATAAAAAATCTTCGACTTGCTACCGTTAGCCAAAACGGAATGAATCGGTCTTTTCAAAAAAATAGCATATCAAAAGAAAAGTGTATTCATTGGAAAAAAGAAAAGAAAAGGTATTTGGTCAGAATTGGCGTTAATAGAAAATATCGACATTTTGGATATTTTAAAACAGTTGAAGAAGCAATTGTGGCTAGAGACAAAGCCATCAAAAAACTTCATGGCGAATTCGCCAAAGTTTAATTACTCGCTTTGAGCCTGCGTAGCCTTCCAGCAAAAGGCGGGGAAGCTCAAGCCTTCTCCACCCTGTGTGTCAACTGGAAGATGGACTGAGACCGCATTGTAGCATCCACAAATTCCACAGGCTTTAAGCTGCTGGTCATAAGATGTTGTTTTTGCTCCCGCAATATGGGGTAGCATTCCAGCAATTCCCTTGCATCCCCAACAGCCAGAAGTGGCAATTTGATTTGGACAGGCCGCGCAAATCTTGGCCCTGCGCTCCGCCTCCTCTTGATCGACTAGCTGGAACTTGTTGTCTTTGGCAAAGTGATACATTGCCTTGACCCAACGGACAATTTGAGAAAATCCCAAAGTTTGTTTTTCTTGGGTGCATGGCACACAGTTTTCATTGCCAGCCATTCTGTCACAAAGATTGTGTTCTATTTGTGATACAAGATCCACGGGCGGGGTAATGTTTTTGGAGATCAAAAGCTTCTCGCAATTCGCAACCATATCATGCCAATCGCCTCCGCGAACGGGATCGCCAACAATCGGACAATTCACCCACCATCCTTGTGGTGGAACATTCGATTTTCTCTCGTAGCAAAATTTCGGAGCCTCACTCATTGACAACTAACTCCGCTTCATAAGTGTTGTTTTCGGGAATTTTCATGGATTCCAGCTTGGTGGCAATGTTAATCTGAATTGCATTCTGCTGATTATTGCCCTCAGAAAAGTTGATGGCAGCAGCTTCTGCCAACTGCTTGATGTTCCGCATCATGCCAAGAGCTTCCATGCCATCTAGGTCTTGCGCGGCATCCGCAGCCTTCACCAGAACCTTTCCAGTCAAAAATTTAATCGATTTCTTCATGGTTTCCAGCGATGCCGTGATTTCCGACATAACAGAAGGAACTCCGTCATCTTCCCAAGGGGCGGGAGATTGCTCGTTGACCAGACGTTCGCGGCATTGAATCCAGCGTTGGGTGTCCCGCCACAAACAAACAGTAGATTCGCTTACCTTCAGTTCCTCGGCAATATCCCGCAGGGTGCGTCCCGAACAATACATGGAGAATCCCTTAATACACTCAAGCCTACGTTTTTTATCCATCTCCTCCATTCTGGCGGGAGGAGCAACTAGAGCCACGGGACGCTCTTTATCCCAAGGGTAGAGGTTTTCTGCTTCGGGATTTTCCTGCCAGATCTTGGCATAGTCATCCCATTTCTCGCTATAGATCATCTTTTCAAGAGTGGGTTTGTGCTTAGTGTCCAAAGCCTTCATCACCTCTGGCAAATCCCTACCAGCAGCATAGAGCCGAAATGCATTCTGTTTTTTAATACGGTTTTCGGGCGCGTCCCAATCCCGCTCTCCGCTCTTGCGCTTTTTCTCCATCCAGATTAGTTTAGTATAAATTTCATAAATGGCAACAGTTGATCAAGGAATAGAGAAATACGGGAGGTTGTGGTTACCCAAAGACGGACAGGCGATTACGCCAATCCGCATCGAGATGGATGCCTTCTTGCAGGGACTTACTCCCGAAGAGGGAGGACTCGGAAAGGCTCGCCATTATCGTAATATTGTCTCTGCTATATGGCCCACATTCCAGTGGCACAGGTGGGCAGAACTCAGCGCACAAGCATTCTGCAACCAAATTTACGAGGTAGATGAGGCTACGGGCAATCGATTCGTCCGAAGCGTGACAGGTCTCGCTGGCGGAACAGACTCTGGCAAATCCTACGGGATGGCGGCGTTTGCGCTGGTCAATTGGTTCTGCGACCCCATCAATACGATGACAATTGTTGTCTCTACGTCCAAGATTGACGCCAAACAGCGTATCTGGGCGGCACTGGTCAAGATGTATCGTGAAGCCCGAAACATGGGGTTGGCATCTGGCAGGCTCATTGAGTCCATGGATATCATCAAGCTCTCAGACGAAGAGGGGGCCGTGATCGATCCCGAAACAGGAGTTAGTGATGCCTCATCTATTATGCTTTTGGCGGCGGGTGATGAATATAAAGATGACGCCCAGAAACGACTTCAGGGTAAGAAGAATCGTCGCATCGTGTTAATCGTGGATGAGCTTCAGGATTGCGCGAATTCTGTAATTACCCAAGCTATTTGGGGATTTAAGGGCGCACAGGAGCTTTACATTGTAGGCGCGGGAAACCCTGCCTCCATCTTCGATCCCCACGGGAAGTTTTGCGAACCCATCAAGGGATGGATGAGCGTGGATGAGGAAACTCCGAACTGGAAGATACGGGTAGCGGGAATTGAAGGTGTTTGTATTCGATTTGACTCTGAAAAAGACAACCCAAACCAGCAGTCCTTCGATGCTGGTAAGGGACTGCGCTATCCGTTTCTTCCAAAACCCAATGATGTGGCGTTGGCCCGAAAAGAACTCGGAGAACTTAATCCCCAGTATTGGAGAAAGTTTCGGGGCTTCTGGCCTCCTGCTGATGCTGATGACTCCACGATTGTCTCTGATATCCTATTGGCTCGCCATGGTGCGCTAGACAAACCGATCTGGGATGGAACCCCGAAAGATATTGCTGGCATTGACCCAAGCTATACTGAGGGCGGTGATAGATTTGTGTTTACCCACCTTAAGTATGGAAAATTAATCAGTGGAAAATGGGCGATAGCTGTTGAGAAACAGTATGTCCTCAACCGAAGGGCGGGGTCTCAAGAAGACTTCCAATACGAAATGATCCAACAAATCCACGATCTCTCTCTTAAGTTGGGAATTCCAAATCAATGGATGGGCGTAGACGCCTCGGCTGGTGGTATCTTTTGGTCGATTGGAGAAAGGGAACTGCTAAAGGGTTGGCACGCAGTAAGTTTTGCAGGAGCGGCTTCAGATCTTCCAGTAAGCGCCCAATACGCCATGAGGAACGAAGCCACGGGAAAACCCCAAGTAGGCAAGGAATTGTTCCACAACATGGCGTCAGAACTTTGTTTCGCCGCCCGATACTTCTTGGAGTGTGAACAACTCAAGGGAATCACCCCAGATCTGGCATGGGAGATGACCCAGAGAAAGTATGTGCGCCGAACCCGCAAGATTATCATTGAATCCAAGACCGACATGAAAAAACGGATTGGAAAGTCTCCCGACTTATTTGACTCATTTGCAGTCGGATTGTTTGTCGCCCGCAAGGTATTTGGAGCCATGGCTGGTAGTGAGGCGATTGAGGAAAAGAAACGGCTCAATAAAGAAACGTTCAAGAAGCTTAAACAAGCCTTGACTATAAGGAAGAATTGGTAGATTCTATTTGCCATTTATGGCTCAACTACCGATTGCCGAAGCTGATATCTGCATATTTCAGGGGGCAACTTTCAATCAAACATTGTTTTATGAGACGGGCGAACCCTCGGCTCCAGTTAATCTTGCGGGGTTTACGGCTAAGATGCACATTCGGTCAAAGCCCGAATCCAAAGCACTAATTCTTGAATTGTCCACAAGTAATGGTAGAATCGTATTGAATGAAGCTACGGGATCTATTAGACTGTTTATTTCGGCATCTGACACGGCATCGCTCTCGGTCTGTGATAAAGCCGTATATGACCTTGAGCTATACAACGGGGCCGTCACAACCCGAATCCTGCAAGGCAATGTTATCATTTCACCAGAGGTTACACGATAAATGAGCAAGATTTGTATCCCCATTCCTTCTTCAAGTGTTATAGGTGTATCCTCAACCCCGATTTCCACACCAAGTGTTAATATCCTTCGTGTCGAACCATCAATTACAGGACTTGATGGCGGAGGAACAACCAATCTAGACAGCCTTAATACAGTCAGTGGAACCTATGCGGTTGGTATTGTTATTTTTCTTATTCTCGATGGGCTTCCTGCCATCTATCAACTGACCAATGGCACCGATGCCCAAAATCTTCCTTTTGTAGTCCGACCCAACGACTATGATAGCCAAACAGGAACCAAGCGGGTTTGGAAGCGACTAATGTAACAATGAAATATATTCTCTCACTTATTATCAGTGGAGCCTTGGTTGTTTCGGGCTTCGGGCAAACTCGGAACGTTCTTGTCGGCACCAATAATGCCGTAGTCCAACCGACTAATTTTTGGAGCGCGGACGCTTCCAACGCTCGCACGGGACTAGGATTGGGAACCTCCGCTACCAATCCCGCATCCGCATTTCAACCTTCTTCTGCCACGCTTTCCAACTTGGCTGCGAGTAATGGCGGAAACTTAACAAATCTTCAGTCCGCAAATTTAGTTGGCATTATTCCAGCGTCCAACATTCCGTCAACCACGTTAACCAATATTTCTGGAACTCTTTCGATTGCTTCTGGCGGAACGGGAGCCACCAACGCGGGTGGGGCAAGGACGAATTTGGGGTTGGGGTGGACGGCTCTTGCCAATACCAATAGTGCAACATCGCTTATGGGGCTTGTTGTTGATACTGGAGCAACAAACATTTTTTATGTAACTGGGGCTGGGAGTCCATCAAATTCTATTATTTTTACCAATCCCGTTGAATTGTCTGGAGGGGCACATGGATTGAGAATTGCTGATGGAACAAATGAAGCTTGGGATTTTCCAAATGACGCAGCGGCTGAGTTTTATTATTCGTTTGGGTTTTATGGGGCCAATGCTTCAAATAACGCAGCAACAGCAAGAACAAACCTTGGATTGGGAGCCACATGGCTCACAAACACTAATGCTCCAGTATTTGTGAATACCAATGGAGAAGTGGTGAGTCCGACCAACTTTTGGCAGGTAGCCCCGATATCCACAACTGTCCAATACCAAACAAATGTTACTGGAACATCAACAAATGCTGCAACAAACAGTCGCAATCTATTTCTGTTCAGTCTTTCTCCTTCGGTGTCGGGAATTACCAATACGGTGACATTGCCCACAAATCCCGCAACCACATTTGAAGGAGATAGAGCTACTGTTACCCATCTTGCCCAGACAACCAACGCAGTGACGGCTATCAGGCAATTGGGCGCAGCAACCAATATTATTACGCTCAACCAGCTTGATGAAACGGTTCTATTGATGTATCGCAGCGGAGCATGGATATTGGCCGACAACATTTCCTACATTGAGCCTATCTATTTTTCTGGCACTAACGCAGCAGCCAATGCGGCGGCAAGCAGAACCAATTTGGGGCTAGGAGCGACTTGGCTCACGAACACCAACGTCACAAATTTCCGCACGGCGATTGGGTTGGGGGAAGAGGACTCTCCGCAATTTGATGATATAAGCTCATCTTCGGCAAATATTTCGCAAATTTCTGCCAATGCTATAGGCATGAATGGTGCAATTTCTTGGACTGGAACAAACGCAACAGCAAACGCCGCCACAACCCGCACCAATTTGGGATTGGGATCAACAAATAATGTTATTTTTTTATCTTTGATAACGGCAAATACCAATGGATCACTCATTAATTTGGATCCATCTGAAACGCTTGGGCAGTCCTTGACTGGTATTGGAAGGACTTCAAATTCAATTTATTTTACTTATGCAGCATTTACATATCTAGAAGCCAACACCAATGGGTGGACAGTTCATAGGCCGTTTTCATTTTCGTCAGACGGGATAAGGCTTGGAACATTAACAAACTTGCAACTTGCTTCTACTAATATTGTTACATTCGCTGGCATCACCAACAACGGCGACATCACAATCAACAGCACCACGGCCAGCAACGGCCTGCTTTACATCCGCCGCACCAACAACGAACCCTTCCTCGGCCTTGCCAACCTCATCGCGTCGAACAATACGACGATCAGCAACGAAACTTTATTTCGCGTAGGCGTTTCAGAGGCGACCAACAAAGCCGCGCAATTCGGCTTCCGTAGCACCAACACCAACGGCAACGGCGTGGCGGTGTTCAGCGTGTTTGGTTACAACGCGCTGATGATGATCGGCCCCTCCGATCCCGAAGCAGGAACTAACCCCATCGAAGCAACGGTGTATTCCGTTAATCCAACAAACAAGGTGATGACTCTTATTAGAACCAACACTGGAGCTACGATGTTCCATCGTCCTATTGAGTTTGAAAATACCACCAACCAAGCTGTGACTCGCACCAACCTTGGCCTTGGCCAAACCAATAGCGTCACATTTTCTTCGCTAACTCTTTCAAGTGATCTAACTTTTGGCAGTGGAGATAACATTGTTCTGTCCACAACAAATGGGACGAAGATTGGAACAGCAACAAACCAGCTTCTTGGCTTTTATAATCAAACTCCTATTGTGCAACCATCCACAACAGGAGTTACCACCAACGGATTTACTCAGGGAAGCGGAAACAATGTCCACCCAAATAGCACATTTACTGGTGGCATAGGAACAAATGCATACACAATTTCGGATATTGTAGCGCATTTGAAATCGCTTGGGCTGATCGCTCCTTAAACACATTTTATAAATGACCAACTACTGGAGACTTGAGAGGGATATTGATATCGTCCAAGGAAAAACTTGGACGGCGAAGTTTCGTTATCTGACAAAATCCTGCAAGGGCAAGTCAAATGTCCCAGTCAATCTTTCGGGCTACGGGGCGAACATGGTCATTCGGGAGTGCGCCAAGGATAGTGCTACTTTGCTCACATTGACCGCAGGAAGCGGGATTACGCTAGGATCTGATGGGACTATCGAAATAGTAATGACGGCCACGCAGGCGTCAAATCTGACGGCGGGAGACAATGTCTACGAAATCGAACTAAGCCAAGGCTACACCTATATCGCATTTGCCACAGGTAAAGCCAAAGTCTACGAGGAGATTGCCCGAAGCTAAAATGGAAGTCATCGAAGTAGTAGAGAGGGAAGTTGAGGTCATTGAGTTGATCGAACGTGGCCCCGCTGGCCCTACAGGCCCGCAGCCCGACATCAATTACACTGTAGTCTCGTCAGCCCGCACCCTAGAGGCAGCAGATTTAATCGCAGCAGACACCTCTGGAGGGGCGTTTACTCTTACTCTTCCACTTAATCCTAGTAATGGAGATGCGGTAGACATCTTTGATTTCTCGGAAACCTTTGATACGAACAATCTGACCATCGCCCGAAACGGACAAAGAATCGAATCTATCGAAGAAGATCTTATCTGTAACGTCGAAGGAGCCTACTTCACCTTAATCTACACTGGAGCAACAAGAGGCTGGCAAGTATTACCACGATATGGAACTTCGGGCGGTGGAGGCGGGGAATCTGTTCTTACAAATACAGGAGATATGCTTTATCGGGGTGTCGGTGTCAACGCCCGCCTCCCTATCGGAACCGCAGGACAGGTTCTGAAAGTAAACAGCGGAGCCACGGCCCCCGAATGGGGAACCATCTCCACAGCACCCAGTGGCCCCGCAGGAGGAGACCTCACTGGAACTTACCCCAATCCCACTTTAACCACTTCAGGGGTAAGCGCGGGAACCTATACCAAGGTCACCGTTGATGCCAAGGGGCGGGCGACTGTCGGAGCTTCCGCCACAAAGTCTGATGTTGGACTCGGTAATGTCGATGACACAAGTGATGCCTCAAAACCCGTCTCAACAGCTACCCAGACTGCGCTAAATCTAAAGGCTAATCTAGACTCCCCCGCGCTCACTGGAACCCCGACAGCACCTACCGCTGCTGCTGGAACTGACACCACACAAGTCGCCACTACGGCATTTACGCTGGCAAATCGCGGAGACCGATACCTCACAACCAGCACATCTTCTCATTCGCTTACTACAGGTTCCAAAACATTTACTGTACAGTCGGGACTTAGTTATACTCCAACACAGGACGTTACCATTGTATACGATGCAGCCCGTCATATGCATGCTATTGTTACCAGCTATTCTGGAACATCATTGGTAGTTAATGTCGATACCGTAGAAGGTAGTGGCGGGCCATTTACAGCTTGGACAATCAATGTGGGTGGGCTTTTGACAGCACAGGGGGCACTACTTGAGGTTAACAATCTCAGTGATGTCAGCAACCCCGCAACCGCATTAACCAATATCGGTGGTGTACCAACAAGCCGATCTATCAGCGCGGGAACGGGGCTTACTGGCGGTGGAGATCTTACGGCTAATAGAACGCTCACAGTTAGCTATGGATCTACAGCAGGAACTGCCTGCCAAGGCAATGATGCGCGGTTGAGTGATGCGAGGACGCCTGCGGCTCACGCCGCCAGTCACAGAGCGGCGAAGCCCGCCGTTGCCGCCAGATACACAGGCATTGGCGATAACGAAACCTTTTCCGAAGAAGTAGTAATTATAGCAAACACCGCAGGGACGGCGGGCAATAGCATCACGCTGACCTTTGATGGCGTGGATGATGTGGATACCGTGTTGGCCGCTTGGAACGCAGCCAATCCGTCAAACCAAGCCACATTAGACAGTGGCGATGGCGAACAAGTCCCCGCCGATGGCGACTTTCTTACGCTTTCGGGCGGAGTTGCGGCGATTGTTGGCGGCAGTGATCCGTTTGCCAACATCAACCAAGACCTTGGCACGACCGACCAAGTAAATTTTTCCACACTTACCCTAACCGCTCCCCTCAATGGCGAAGTCATTCGTATCAATGGGGTTGATCCATTGGGCAGTGACACAGGCTTCGCCGTCTACAACACCACAGGCAACCAATCCAACTCGTTCTATTTTAACAAAAACAACTCCTTTATCGGCATTGGCGTAGGAGCGAGCCGAAATTACATTCAGTCCTCGCAGCCAGTGGATGTTGGCGCGGAGCTTGCTGTGGCGGGGCCAATAAACATCACGGGGGCGAGCGCATCTACTCACAAGGCAACCACTCGCACCAACCTTGGCGCAGCCGCCTCTGGCTCCATCACCTCCAGCGGCCTCACGCAATCCACCGCAAGAATTTTAGGCCGCACGACAGCCAGCACAGGCTCCATCGAGGAGATCCAAATCGGCTCGGGCCTTTCGCTTTCGGCGGGGGAGTTGTCTTCCACAGTCAGCGCGGGCATCCCTGCAACCCTCCTCGACGCCAAAGGCGATCTCATCGTGGCCTCGGCGGCGGATACGGCGGCGCGGCTGGCGGTGGGCGGGACGAATGGTCATGTGCTGACGGTGGACTCGACGGAGACGCTGGGGGTGAAGTGGGCGGCGGCGGCAGGAGGCGTCTCTGGCGTCGATAGCACCACCGACGATGTCTTCAGCGTATCGGGCAGCAACCTCGTTGCCGACGATGGCGGGCTAATCGACTCGGCCAATCCTTTCGTTCAGTGGAACGACACATCGGGCAAGCTCGTCTACGCCAACCCGCTCAGTCGGCCATCTGGCGCTTTCTATGTCGGGCTGGCTCCGACTACCACGGCGCTCGGAACGCGGGCGATCAACATTCAAAGCAACAGGGCGGGCGCGACAAGCGTTGCCGCCAACACTGACGCCATTGTCATTGGAGACGCCGCCACCACAGGCTCAAGCTCGGTTGCCATCGGCCTCCGCGCATCGGCGGGAGGAAGTAGTGTGGCAATCGGACTTGATGCCACCACTTTTAGCAATCCCAGTGGTGCAATCGCCATCGGTCGCTCTGCAAGCGCAAGTGGAACAAGTTGGCCTATAGCCCTTAACGGAACCGCTTCCGAATCTGACGCTATTGCCATCAACGGCACGGCCTCAAATCTTAACAGCGTAGCCATCGGGCGCGGAATTACAGCGAACTTGATGGGCCAATTTTTCACGCGCTCCTTTGGCGTGAATTATTGGGGCGGGCAAACAACCAACAACACGGCGACCATATTAAATCTGGATGCAGGCGCAGGAGGAACCGCTCGCTTCACCATCGCCGCCAACACCGCCTTGGCCGTGGACATCACCCTTGTAGCGCGGCGATCTGGAACACAAGACAAGTGGCTGGTTGCCCGCCGTTTTTTGGGCATCCGTCGAGACGCAACGAACACCGCGCTGATCGGGTCAGTTGGAAACTACGGACTTGATCAAAGCGCAGGATCTCCGACTTGGACATTTGCGTTGACCGCCGACACGACCAACAATGCGCTTCAGTTGCAAGTTACGGGGGAGACAGGCGAGACCGTAGAATGGAGAGCAACTGCATTTTATAGAGTTGTCTAATTATGAACCCCAAAGAAATCTACAACGTATTACTTACCGAGCCGAAAGTTATCGACGGCAAAACGTGGCACAACCTCTCTTACCAGATAACCCGCGACGAAGCGGGCAAGATCGAAGTCACCGAGTTTGGCTGGCCGACTAAGCTGACGATTTACGAGCAGGACGGCCCCGAACTGGATGCGCTGGACGAGGCAACGGTGAAAGCCGCCGTTGAAGCCGCGCTGCCTGTGGATGAGGGTTATGTGATTCCGCCGCCGCCGACTCCGTATGTTGAGGCTTTCACGCCCGAAGCATGGGTGACGCGGCACCTTACATCCCTGCAAATTCTTTCCCTGCAACGTCTGGAAATGGCCCTGCTTCAAGCGAGCTTGCCGCTCGGCACGAACATGGCCGCGCTCAAGGGTTGGCTGGAGGCCATGATGTTGGCGAGCGTTGACCCGACTCCACGCACATTTCCTGCCCCGCCGTGTTCCTACGAGGTTGCGTCAGCGGAGGCGGTGGCTGGGTTGCAATCAGGTCAAAATCCCGAAACATAATCTTATGGCAAACCTCTCTTCATTCTATCCCCAGCCAGTAGTACCCAATGCTATAGAAGTTACTGCTTCTGGGTCTACAACTGCAAGAACTCTATCAACGAGGTTTGCCGACATAGTAAATGTTAAAGATTTTGGTGCGGTGGGTGACGGGGTTTCCGATGATTGGTTAGCTATTCAGAGGGCAATTGCCGCAGCGGCAGATGTACCAAACGCCGCAACATTAACAATGCCAGCAGCACTGGGTGTTTCAGATCCAATGTCTGTCAACGCCTTTGGCATATGGATTCCTAAACTTTTTTATTTTGGTGTTTCTAGACGTATTGTCTATTTCCCTTCTGGCCAATACGCAATTTCTAGGCCACTTGTTGCCAGCGGAGAACAAATTCATTTATTGGGATACAGTGGACGCATGTCTCGCATTAATGTGAGTAAAAACGCAGCAACATCCGCTGGTCTTGCAACAATGTTTAATGGTGTTGAACCGCTTAACGAATGGGTTTATAGAGAATTAGTTGCCGTTGATGGCACAGAGCCAGTTGGATTTTGGTCTCTGTGGCCAGATTACGGTCATGGAAATCGCATTGAAGGTCTTGGAGTTGGTTTAACAGAACTTGATGAAAACAATCAAACGACAATCCGACCATTTGATACAGTGTCAGATGTTCTGGCATATTTGCCGTTTACAGAAGGCCCTCCGCCATTTGCAAAAGTTTCTGGAACACAGGGAACAAACACTCTAACTATTAATACAGAAATTCGGTGCTGGGTTGGAATGAAAATAAAACCCAGAAATCATGCCACAACTTACACTGTTGCATCTTTTTCTGTTGGTTCAAATAGCGTAACAATAACAACAGTCGAAACAGTTACTAGCAATATCGTTAATGAAATGGCGCTTCGTGGAAAATCGGCAGCAAATGGAATTCTTTTAAATGGCGGAGAAAATATGGCAATTATTAGGTGCTTTGCCGATGGATTTTATTATGGTTCTGGAATTTCGCTATTAGGAGGTTCCCCAGCAGCAATTATTGATAATTGCATGGTTAATTCTAATAAAGTTGGTTACGAAATAGAATCTGGGCCATCCATACTTATAAAACCTTCTGGTGATAACAATCAAACATTTGTTCGCGCTGGATTTAAATCTCTAGCCACACTTTATATTGAAGGAATAAAAATGGAGAATTTTGGATCACCTCCATTTTTTGGTTTTGAAACTGGAATAAAAGAGATTTTTCAACTTGGAAGTTATGGTGGTCAAGGGCGACCATCCAGCATGAAAATTGTTGGAGGATCTATCAATATTAATGTAAGCCCCAATCTTGAAGACTCCGTTATTTATGCTGAATACGCTACGGTTTACCCAGCAAATATACAAACCAGCGGACTAAACATGCAAAACCAATGCTCGATTATTCATCAAAGGCGCAACCTTTTGAATAATGATATTTTGAAACGCATTGGAAGGTCTGATTGGCAAAGCACACAGCATGCAGAACGTTATGGTGGTAAATCTGAACGAATGAGCGATGGATTGGTAGATTGGTATGTTTATGGAGATAGGCGCAATGCTGTTTTTGACTTGATAGATAATCGCGGAGGAATAGTGGCAGATTCTGGATCTGGAAGACCTTCAGGTAATGCAACATTTGAAAGAGACGGACAAACAGTAACGTTTACTCAGGCAAATCACGGACTACAAGTTGGAAATCAAATTTTTGTGGCACAGTATATTTCTACCGACCCACCAAATACATTTTTTACAGCAACGGGAAGCGCATCTGATGGAAGCTTTACTGGATCGTTATTTGTTAAATCTGTAAACGGAAACGATTTTACATGCACCGTAGCCAATAGCGGTCCAGATGAAGGAACCGTAAAGCTTATTTATGGAAAATATTGGGATTTTCACAGTTTTTACGACAATAGGCATATTGTTCAAATACCAAGCGATTTGGGTTCTCCGAACATTAATAGGGAAGTTTTTGTTTTTAAAGATTTACAAAATAGAAATCTGTCTGGATTGCGAGTTGCTACAGCTACTGAAGGTGATTGGTGGGCAAGTAAATCTCTAAACATAGGCGGAACCATCGATAGCCCCTCATCCCGAATCTTGACTGGCACAGGCGCACCTAGTGCGCCCGCACCCAATGGATCTATCTATCTCAGAACAGATGGAGATGCTTCCAGCACAGTATATGTGAGAGCGGGAGATCAATGGAGGCCACTTGGAGCTTATGAACCTTAAAAATACACTTCTAGCATTGCTGGCGATGTCTTCCTCGCTCTGGGGACAGACGATCACCACAAATACTAATGATCTAACCACCCCTTGGTCTAATTCGTTTTCGGGATTTCAAGGTATAACCAACACAGGTCGGGCGTTTCGCGTCACGGCATCCAATCTCACGACCAACATCACAGTGGCTCTTTCCGACTCTACAAACTGGCAAGTATCGACGAACAACACCGCCTTCACCAATACCCTGTCAATGGCGAGTAATTCCTCCAACGCTCTCTTATGGGTAAGGATGAGCGGGTCAAATGTCGGAACATTCACTAATATCATCAGCCTGACCAGCACTGGAACGAACGGAACAAATACCAACAACGTAACAAACACTACCACAATTACGGGAACGGTGGTCGCTTCGTTGGCTTCGGTCATGTATGATAAGGCCACAGCACTCATTGTCCGTCCGACCAATTTGGGACTGAATACCAACATTACTTTCGTTGACGCCGCAACCAACACCAATACAGTATCGATCTCCAATGGTATTATTACTGGCTGGACACAATAGACTTAACACCTTACACTTTCTACTTTAATGGCAACAGGCAACGCAGAACTGGAAAATCTACCAGAGAGTGGTAGTCCACCGAAAAAACGCATCAAATCATCTGATAACCTTGTGGCAATCGCTAACAAGTATATCGAACAAGATGAGGATGCGGCGTATCTTAGGGCGCGGGCGCAAGCCCTAGTCAATGGCGAAGCCCCCTACGATGCCGAAGAATTGAAGAGCAAAGGACTAACCCATGTGGTCAATGCCAACTTCGGGGAGGCCAATGCCATCATGGAAGCAGCCTTGGCCCCGTATATTGAACTCCAAAATGGGGTTCCCCGCATCGCCAACGTCATCATGGAATCTTATCAGGGGGACTCCAATGAAGACTCCGAAATCATCTCTGAGGAGTTTGATTGGATGCTTAAGGAGTGGAGTGATCATGCCTACAATATGCAACTCCTTTCCCGCGAGTTTGTGGGTGACGGGGTCGGGGTGGCTATGTGGCCCGATGAAAGGTCAATCTTCTGGGAGCCTTGCGGACTTAAAGATTTCAAAGTAGCCCGTGACACCAAAGTATCAGATGAGTCCATTGAAGTTGCTATCGTCCAACGCTCCATGAGCGTGAGTGAACTTTACCGCTATATCCGCAATCCCAAAGCCGCGAAAGAACTTGGCTGGAATCTCAACGCAGTTAAGCAGGCAATTTGGAAGGCTTCGACCAAGCGCGACCAGTGGAAGAACTATACCGCTCACTGGGAAGACTTTGAGCGCGAAATCAAGGAGAATGACCTCTACGCTGGGGAATCGGCCTACCACCGCGCCCAACTAATCTACGGCTACAACCGCGAATTCGATGGTAAGTTTACACAGCTTATCGGATCTCGCGATTCTTCGGATTTCCTCTACGAGCGTTATAGCCGCTATGGAAATGTGAACCAATGCTTCGTCATCTTTACCTACGGAGTCGGACAGGGAACCTTCCATACGATTCGCGGACTCAAGCAGAAGATCTACAACCAAATCCAGATTTCCAATAGGGTTCTTTGCCAGTCAGCCCAAGCCGCCATCACTTCTGGACTTATTCAGTTGCAGGGGGACGCCGAAGCCATCCAAGACTTTCAATATATTGAGGTCGGGCCTTATACGTTCATCCCTAGCGGGCTGACCCCGATCCAACTTCAACCGCCATCCATTGCTACTCAGGGTCTTCCTGTCTACAATCTTATGAGCCAAGTGTTGCAGAACAACACGGGTAGCTATCGTTCGCGTCAGGCCACTCCAGACGGCCAAGCCCGTTCTGCCACGGAAGTTGTCCAGCAAGCCCGCCAAGAGTCCACGCTCAACGCCGCTGCATTGGAGCTTTTCTACACTCCGTATAACAAGCTTCTGACCGAACAATACCGCAGGGCGGTCAATCCTCTTCTAACTGCTAATGATAAGGGTGGACAACTCGCCCTTGAATTCCGCCGCCGCTGTGCGCGTCGAGGAGTTTCTATTGAGCGTATGCGCCAGTTTCTCAAGGTCACGGCCTTCCGCGCCATGGGTGACGGAAGCCCCGTAATGACCGAAATGGCAAGCAAGCAACTCATGGAGCTTTATTCCTTGATGGACGAGAAGGGCAAAGAAAACACCTTGCGTTCCGTTATTGCTGGTATCTCTGGAGTGGGTTGGCAGAAAGTTAATCTTTTTGTATCTGATAAAGGCCCGCGCCGTGTGGTTGATTTTGACATCGCCAACCTTGAGAATGGCAACCTCCGTCAGGGTATTCCTCAGATGGTTCACGATAGCCAGAATCATGCTGTGCATATTGAGGCCCACATCCCGATGATTGCCGAGATCATTGAGGCCCACAGGCAGCAGCAGATGGCCGATGAGCAAGCAATGCAAATCTTGCGCCCCGCCGCAGACCATGTGACCGAACACCTCGTCTTCTTCTCAAATAATAGCTATCGGGCGCAGGAAGTCCGCGAACTCAAACGCCAACTCCAAAACCTCACGGCTTATATCGATGAGCTTGAACAGCAGGTGATCAATCGCATGATGGCCCAACAAAGCCAAGCCCAAGAACAGGCTATGCAGGCTGGGCAACAACCGCAGGGACAGATTGATCCCAAGATGGAAATGGAAATGCAAAAAGCGCAACTCAAGTTGGCAGAAATGCAGGAAAAACGCATGATGAACCAAGAAACTCATCAGCAGAAAATGGAAACTATTCGTCAGCAGATGGCTCTTAATGATCTTAAAACGCGCAGTTCTATTCTTGAGAAAACAGCCAGACCCGCAGGCCGTCCGCCGATGGCTGCACAAACAGCTTAATTTTTAAGATATTTATACTAGACAAAGTTAGAATCTGCGTATAGTTAGACTTTATTAATGGATTGGACAGATCAGGATTCGCGTGAGTGGAGCAAAACTTGGGCTATGCCCCATATGCAAAAGGGGCTTAAGTTTATCTCCAAACGGGTTCGTCCGAAGCGGAGCAGTAGTCCTGTGGCGCAAGGTTTTGATCTGTCGCCAGTGTTCATTAAGAGCGCGGGTTTTTATGAGGGCAGTCAAGAGGTTATGGATCTCATTGATACCTTGGGTCAAGGACAGGTAAATAAACCTAAATTTGACTTGCCAGAACCCTTCTCTCATATAACTTCAGAAGAAACCAACTAACATAACTAATATACTATTATGGCCGATATCCTCAATTCAGCCCTCACGGGTGACGCAGACTTTGCTGGCACAATCTTTGGTGGCAAAAATCAAGAATCTGTAGAACCTAATCCGAGTGAGACGCCCGCCCCCGAAACCCAGCAAGAAGAGCCCAAGCCCGCCGCCGAAACCCCGAAAGAGGAAGCTCCCAAGGCGGAGAAAAAAGCTCCCGTTAAAGCGGAGCCCAAGGCCAAGGCAACCAAGGAAGAGGTAGAGAAGAAGGTTGCAGATATTACCAAGGAAGTGTCTTCGGAGAAGACTACAGAGAAATCAAATGAAAATACTTCGGATGATGATCTCCCGCTTAACCCCCACTTCTCCGACAAGCCCGTCTCTGATAAACCCGAAGGGGATGATTCTGAGAAAGGTGTCTCAAGCTGGAAAGAGATCAAAAGCGAAATGAAAAAGGCCCGCGAGGAGCGGGATCGCCTGAAGGCCGAATTGGACGCCACCAAAGAGAAGGTGGGCAAATATGAGGGTGAAACAGTCAAAACCCTTCAGGAAGAGCTTGAGGGCTACAAAACCCGCCTTGCCGAACTAGGACGCGAGCTAAAGGCCGCAAGCGTCGAGCGAACCCCAGAGTATATCGAAAGGGTTTCAACGCCCCTAAGTGGTCTTCAGGGCGATTTAAAAGCCATTGCAGAAGCCAATGACGCCGATTATTCAAAGCTGTGGCAAGCCATCGCAGAGCCAGATGCCCGCAAACGAATCGACTCCTTAGAAGACCTTACCTCCGATTTTAAGCGCATGGAACAGTTATCCATCGTCAAGATGGCTGATAAATACCATGAACTGGCACAAATTCATGACAGGCTTAAAAAAGAATCTGATTCTATTTCTGAGGCCGAAAACGCCCGCAAGGCCCAGTCTGAGCAGGAGTTTATTGAGAACGATCAAAGGCTCCAGAAGGCGTTCACGGCCAAGACTTGGACAAATCTGGAAGACCGCTATAATTTCCTTCAAGAAATTGATGGACAGGATGAATGGAATGGAAGCATCCGCAGCGCCAAGAAAAACGCCGCAGAGACCAATCTGGATCGCTTGAGCGTCGAAGACCGAAGTGCCATCCTAGCGCGGGCTGCTGTTGTCCCCTTCCTTGAAAGCGCCATCAACCACTATTCTTCCCAATTGCAGAAGGTTAGCGAGACAAAGGATGCCGAAATCAAAGAACTCAAAACCCAACTGGAAGGATTGGTTGGAGCTACTCCGAGTCTTGGTAAGGCGACCGAAACGGATGCCAGCGAAGAAGACGAAGATGTGGATAGCTTGATGAATTTCGGAAAATCTATATTCCGTTAAAATTCTGCTATTGACAATTTGGCGTAAATGTAATAGTTTGCGCTCAAGACTTAAGTCTGAGTTGGTCGCAGACGCCTCGCTGGCTGGTTAGCCTTCAAAATTTGTAGCCGTAAATCTCTGGTCGCGGCCCAGAAAATCAACCGATAGACGGGCATCCTATGCCTATCAATCAAACCTAACCCTTAAACTAAATAGAAAAAATATACTAATATGTCAGCACAAACTGCTACTACTTGTGAAGCTATTAGCGACCAGTTTCAACGCGAGACTGGACGTATCGCTCTTGGCACACATCGCTTGGGTCTTTACAAAGATCCCTATATGCGTTTTGTAACGCAATCCGCTTTCCCCGACAATATGGGAGCGGTTATCACCAACACCATCGCCCAGCGCACTGTTGCCGTTGGCAGCGGATGGGAAGATGTCGGCGTCACTGGCGTTGATGGCGAAGCCAACTCCTGCTTGGCCCCCGTCAAAACCGTTGGCTATGCCTTCGATCAGAAAACCTTCAAACTCCGCCATCAGGCGATTGAGTCGAACTGGATCTGCTTGGAAGACGTTCGTACTTCGGCGTTCCCGATTGACGATGTCAACAACTACATCAAGATCCTTGCCGACAACGTCAATAAAGAGTGGGTTGAGCGTTATGACAACGACTACTACGCAGCCGTGACGAAAGTCTCTGTGGAACCTGGCCTTGCCGAGTCCACGGGATCGACTTTTGGTTCGCTGCCGAACCCGACCTCCGTCCTCACGGTTGGCGTCCTTCGCGAACTCTATGATCGTCTCTACCAGAACAACGCTGGTGATGACGGTGATGCGGTGACCGATGACGGCTCGCCTGTGTTCAACGTGTTTGCCGAACGCGCCACGATTGAGAACCTGATCAAACTCAACGAAGATGTCCGTCAGGATATCCGCTGGAGTGATCGCGTTAACGATCTGCTTGGTGCTAATGGCTCCTCGCTCCTGCCCCGTAAGGCTTACGGTGGATTTGTGTTCCATAGCCGCCCGTTCCCGAAGCGTTTCAACGACAACGGATCTGGTGGTTATACCGAAGTTGCTCCTTACGTCTCCACGACTGGCGCGACCAAGGGCACGAAGTTCATCATCAACCCCGCCTACAAGGCTGCGAAATACACCTCCACGGTTGTTTTCCATCCGAAGGCCGTTGAGTGGCTGGTTCCGAATCCTAACCTGAAAGTTGGAAAACTCGTTTACGATGCCCAAAACTATCGTGGCGATTTCCGCTGGATCAACGAGTTCGACCGCAATTGTAACCCTGACAAAAACAGCGGTTACTGGCGGGCGAAGATGGCGTGTGCCGCGAAACAGGTGTTCCCTGAATTCGGCTATTACCTGATTCATCTCCGTTGTAACCTCGCTAATGACTTGGTTGCATGCTCTTCGGGCAGTGGGTACGGGTACCTTAGTTGACCAATTCGGGTTAAATAAAGATTGACTCACTAGAGGGGGTGGCGTAAGCTGCCCCCTCTTTATGTTTAAATATATTCAATTAACCAAAGGACTATGGGCATTGGTTAACGATGCCGACTACGAGAAATTCAATCAATTTAATTGGTGTGCCCACCCTAATGGACATGGCAAAAAATTTTATGCCGTCCGAAGGTCAAAAACAGATGGAAAATCTAGGGAGATTTACTTGCACCGAGAAATAATGGAAGCCCCACACGGAATGTTTGTTGACCATATTAACGGCGATACGCTTGATTGCCGCAGGGAAAATATGCGTTTAGTAACCATGTCCCAAAACGCAATGAACAGGAGGCTAAGAAGTGATAATAAACTTGGCGCTGTTGGCGTTTCTCAGCTTAAAGACGGAAGATATTTTGCTTACATTTCAATTAACGGAAAGCGCACAAAGCTTGGGAAGTTCGCCACACTTGAAGAGGCAAAAGCCGCCAGAGAGGCGGCAGAGGCCCAACACTATGGCGAATATGCCAGATCTAAGGATCTTCTGGTTGAGCAACTTCCAGAGGCCAAGCCCGAAGATAAACCATTCCAGCTTTACAGGAAAAGGGTCAATAATAAGAGTGGAAAAACTGGAGTATCATATTTTCGTCCCATGAAGGCATGGAGAGCGAGAATTGTGTTGCAATACAAAGAAAAGACGCTAGGATACTTCAAGACATACGAGGAGGCTTGTGCGGCCCGCGAAAATGCAGAACGCCAATACTTTCCGCAATACTTTAAACAAAACTAATATTATGAAGATTCCGATCCCAGAAAATTACACGCTCCCCGCCGAAACAGAGGATGGGCAATCCTTTGAAGAACTCGTTACCTTCCGTGTTGAAGGCGACTCGCTTGTTCCGACCATGATTGCTGGCGTCGAGATTGCGGCTGAAGAGGCCGAAGACGAAGACGAGATGGAGGACGAGGCTGCTGACGAAATGGAAGCGGGCGTGTCCCCAATGGCTGGCATGGGTGAGCGTATCATGGGCATGGCTTAAGCTGGTAGGGTTCCATAGACTATGGCCCTTCCAACTTTAAATGCTACCTTCGCTTCGGCGGCGGATCTGCCCCGAAGGATGATGCTTGCCAAGTGGCTTGTTGAAGAACTTGGAGAAACACAGGCTCCTTCTTCTGTTTTGGTTTCGGGGGCTGGCACTACCACATCTAATGGTATCTATACATTTTATGGCCAAGGAAACGGGAAAAATGAATACATTTATGGGGAAAATTCCATTTATTGGCAGGATATTAATTGGTCTTTATATGATGATTCTTTAGGCCAGATTTCATATGTGCTTCAAGAAGACGTTCAATTTCCTTGGCTTGGATCTTGGACTGATGATAATGGAATCGCACCATTTCCAACTGTCACCGAGATCCCCGCAGTAAATCCTATAGCCAACTACGTCAGCCTCCCAGAACGCTATCTCTGGGCCAAGATTGCCGTAGCCGCAGGAGGCCCCAAGACCGAAGCAGACTACATCTCTCTTCCTAAACAATATGTATGGAAGGCTATCTATGATGCTGTTTCGGGGTCGAGCGCGGGCACTACGGACTGGAGTGAGAAACAAGCTTTGGGGCATATTGCCGCCGCCTATCGCGGAGATACGGCCAATCCCGCAAACCTAGCCACCTATATCAACTGGCCTTGGCGCTATCAAGTAGCCTCCATCATTACCAGCCTAGCCACACCAACAACCTTTAACGCCGTCATTGTTTCGGGGGCTGGGTCGAGCGGGGTTAATGGAATTTATCAATTTACAGGAAATGTATTCAATGGAAAGAATAGTTATGCTGATGATCAAGGAAACACAATTGCTTGGTATTCTTTTTGGAATATTTATTCCGCAGAAATAGGGGACGATGCTTATCTATCTTATTCAGATACAGAATTTCCATGGCAAGCCACTGGATGGGAAATTATTAATGGATCAAATCCAGTTCCGACTTTAACCCCAACCAACGTGTAGCACTATGAGCGTAGAAGAAATACCAAGACGTAGGGGGATGGAGCGAGGAGTGAAGCTTACGATGAGCGAGTTGATTGCGGGCATTGCTCTGATGGTCACTTTGTTTTCGGCCCTCAATGGATGGGTAGTTCTCCCAGAACAAATGCGGTCTATCCAAGCCAATGATGCTAAGCAGGATGCGCGGATTGAGATGATTAATAAGGAAAACCAAGAGAGATCTGAGACCTTGGCCCGAATTGACGAGCGCACAAAAAGAATCGAAGATTACTTGAAATCCAAGGGATTCTAGTCTAGCTTTAAGCCTATGAAATCATTCTTTGCCAAAATCTGGGGGATTACCTCAAATGTCTTCAACTTCTTCCTTCCTGTGCTTCGGGAAATTGCCTCCTCTTCGGTAGCAGTCCTTCTCCCAATTGCCTTGGAGATTGTCCAGTCGCTGGCCTCTACCGACAAGACGGGAGCCGAAAAACGCGAAACCGCAGTCAAAAAACTCACTGCTGCTGCTAAAAAGCAGGGCGTCAGTGCCTCTGAATCTCTGATTCGTTTTACTGTTGAATCGGCGGTTCAACGCTACAAGCTGGAGCAATAACCAAATGAAAGATAAAATCCTCGCATTTCTAGTTAGCAAGCTGGGCGGAGTTATCACCCCCCTCATTGCCATGGTGGTTGCCGCTATTGTCTCTCGCCTTGCTATGGTTGATCCCAAGTTGGCGGAGTCCGTTGATCAGGTCAGCCTTACTGGCTTCATTGTGGCTCTGCTTATTTCTATCGTTAACTACGTTACAAACGAAGTGAACGTCAGGGGCGTCAAGAAGATCCAAGCCTTGGTTCATACTGACGAGGATGGGGTGGCTGGGCCGATTACCTACACAGAGGTTCGTCGGGCTATCGCCATCAAAAAGCCTGTTCGCCGCAAGAAGAAATGAGATTATCCCATGAAACCCTCAAAGCAATACTCGTCCCAAGTCCCCCTAAAGAAGATCGCAGAAGTTTCCTTGTCCGTCTATTCAGTTCCCTCAAAGTTGGCATCCAAATCAAGCGGGGCCATGATGGAAAAATTACCAAGTCCTACCGAATCGGAGGTAGAGCGGATTTCTAGGAATTGGGATATTGGGCGGCGTAAGTGTTGCTGGTAACCTGATGGGGTCTACCCATGTGGAAATCAATCCTGAAACTACTTGGGCTAGAGTCAAAAAGTGGCCCAGTGCCGTCCTTGCCGAATTCGCCATCCGCATCCAAGCCGAACTCCATGACAGAGCCGAATCCCGAAAAGAAAGCCTATCGGGAGACCAAGGTAACAACCCCGAACAAAAGCCGAAAGCCCATAAAGCCACAGGCCATCGTTCTCCACCACAGCGGGGGAACTTACGCAGGGGGAGTAAGCTGGATCAAAAACCCCGCAAGTAAGGTCTCCTACCATTGTTTAATTGCGCGAGATGGTCGCAGGACGGTCTTTGGTAACGACACAGATCGGATGTGGCATGCAGGGGTCAGCAGCTACAAAGGGAAGAAAGACGCCAATAGCTGGTCAATCGGGGTGAGCTTTGAGGGGGACAGCTACAAGGAACCTTTAAGTGATGACATGATTGAGAGTGCTATTGAGTACATCAAGCCAAGGATGGAAAAGTGGGGAATAGGACTAGACATGGTGTTGGATCATCGTATCATTTCCTCACCAAGGAAGAACGACCTCAATCCCGAAGAATACCGAAAATTTATCACCCGTCTTAAAAAAGCAGTAAAATGAGCAAGCCGTTGAAGCCCAAGAAGAAAAGCTACCCAAAAAAGCCCGAAGTCAGATCCTGCTACTATTGCGGGTCAGAAAAGATTGAACGCCTGTCAGTGGGTAATGTCAATATCCTCCGATGCAAGAATTGCGGAGAAACCCAAGACTAGACCCATGGCCTCTCACGACAAGAGACTCCAGAACGTATTGGACAAACTATGTCGCGATTTGGTTGAATATTTTGATTCGGGCTTTGTCGTTGCCACTTTTCAGGATGGCCCCGAAACCAAAAACGCTTTCCTCAAATTCGGAAATGATTACGCCATCGAAGGCATTGTATCCAATATCCATGACATCCTCTACGGGCAAGAAGAGGACGAGGACGGGGATGACGATTTAGATGACGGGGATCTGAAGAAGATCATCAAAGACTCTTAACAACCACACAAACACAACACATGACTACAGTATACATCTGTGGGCCTATGCGCTCGCATCCAAACCTTAATCATCCTGCATTCTTTGAGGCCGAAGAGACCCTGCTGAAAGCGGGGCACAAGGTTATCAACCCTGCAAGGATGGATCAGGAGCTAGGGCTAGATCCCCACAATTCCCAAATGGACAGCAAGTTCATTGAGGACTGTGCCCGAAGGGACATTGATGCAGTCTTTGAATGCGACGAGTTGGTTCTTCTTCCCAAGTGGGAAAAATCCAAGGGAGCCAGAGCGGAGGTCGCCGTGGCCCAATGGCTAGAAAAACCCTTGCGTCTCTACCCATCTATGGTTAGATTAGACAAAGAAGATG